TTAGTCATTGGTGATGAAGTTGACTCCGTTAATAAATTCGATATTGTTTACGGGTGATTCATTACCGTATAAATCCCAGCCGTCCATTGACTCACGGGCGAATAATTCAATGCGGGGTACGTCTCCGTATAATTGCTCTAACCGATGATGGACCTCTCTTGGTTTTTGGCTGTGTTCACCCAGACAGGAATAAACTACCTGTTTCACACTGGCGCTCTGGCGTGGCAGTCCGTTACCCCTGATAGCGATCAATACGTCCTCGGTATTGCTGCGGGTGTAATTCCCGCCGTTCATCCGTGTTTCGGTATTGAGTAGTTCTATGAAATCCCAGCTATCGAGCAGCCTTTCTTCCTGAATGGCTCTGTCTATACGTTCCATTGCCAGTTTGTTGAGCTTCACCCATGTGAATAATTTCATCGTTTTGAATGTGAATCCCCATGCCTCAGCTAACCGGATTGCCTCCAATGCAAAATTCCCCGTGTACCACATGGCGAGGACGGAATTTTCAGCGGCTATTTGTTCTATGGGTAATCGGGTGAGGGAATAAAAATCGGTGGTAGTGTAGTGATTGTTGGCTGCTCCGTTGCTGGCTGAGTTATTATATTGCCACGGAGGATCGGCTAATATGAGGCTATATTTCATTCTCCATGCCCTTTATATGTAGGAATATAACCATCGCCGCTTTATATGGATTATCGAGAGAGCACTCAATGTCACCGTCATTAGTTGCAAATTCAAATTTACCTTTTTCAAATATCAGGCTGATTCCGTTTTCGATAATAATTGGCATTGCATCATATGGATTATTGCATGGGTCGAAATTTTCAAATTTATCATTTCCAAATGGTCTAAAAATTACATTCTCCTTATCGAATATATTATCTGGTGTGATACCAATATATTCTGCTACCCGTTTGTTAATTTCGAAATCTGACAATTCGCTATAGTCCATTCTTCCTCCTATCCTGTTTATAATCCTCCCCGCACTCCTTGCTACAGAATGCCCCATGTGTTGCTGGCTCCGTCTCACACCATCGGCACATCCCGTTGATACTGGTTAATGCTGGTGGCCGGTTCTGAAGCGCATGAGATAGATTCAGCTCAACGATATCGTTAGCTGCGTCGATAATATCCATGATGGTTCTCGCTATTTGTTGGGATGAGGATATAGCTCTACTGCGAATACGCTTTTTCCATCGCCTATATCATGAATGCTTTTATAAACCTTACCATCAGCTAAATTATATATAGCAACAGGCTTCATATTTTCATAGTTAGCAAGGCGTTTTAATATTGTTATAAATATATCCAAATTTAATGTTATTTCATTAGCGCCTGCTGATTTTAATTTCTCGGCTGATTCTAATTCCACGTTTATTCGTTTAATTACATTATTATTCATTTCTGATTCCTGTTATTTTATTTTCTTGACTAAAGAATTACACCCAATCATTTGATGAAATATCCACGGAGCAAAACGGCCTAAACCTATTCCGCTCCATTCTGATAAATTCCAGACCTGCAACCAAATCCATTGCCACAAATTAAAACGACGTTTGTTACCCATTATTTAAACTCCCTGCATATATTCGCTGCCCGTTCACACATATCAGTATCAAACCAGCCGAAGTGGCAACGATTGAAACTGATGCCTAATTGCCAAGCTAACCATCTGTAAGCATCCGTGCGTTCCCAGTTCCTGAATGCCCGCATCCGATCAAAAACCTGCTTGCCTTTCCGTCTCGCCTCCCGTGTCGGTTTATCTGCCAGATAGCCCAGCGGAATATTCGTTTCCGGGTGCATTCCTACGCGGGCATCGCATGACCAGCAGACATAGAGCCACGGCCAGCGACTGCGAATTTCCCCAAACACCTCCGTGTGATGGGCGATGGTCACGTGGTTATGGCAGCATTGGCATTGGGTAGGAACGGGAACTGGGTCATTGACCCGTTGTACTGCTTTAGGATTGGGGTTCCATGGTGTGTATTGCATGTAATCTCCTTAATGCTTCTTTCACGGCATTTAGACGAGAGTCCATTTATGAACCTAAATCAGACAAAGCTGTTCTTCGGCTTCCCGTAGCACATGGGGTTCTGTATCAACTGGCTTATTCATCCAATCTATTGAGACTAAACGGTCATTGACCAAAACCCCGATATTAAAATCGTCACCCTCACCTAACTTAAAGCCATGCGCGATCGCCTTATCGCGCTTATCAAATCCAATTTGGTCGGAACTATAAATAATTCCAATGCCACTATCGTTACGCCAGGCTCGCTGGATAATTACGATGTATTTTGTTTTCATAATAGTCACAATACGCCTCCCGCCACTGAGGTAGCGTTAGTTAATGGGTGGGGTTAGATGTTGGTTATTTGGCGTGGATTGCGTACTGGATGTTTTCCGTGATGACAGCAGACATAGCGTCTGTCTGTTCACCCCATGACATTTGATTCCAGTCATCCGCCGTGTAACCGAGGGGTAGCTCTACGTCAGATCCGACACGGTTAGTTCGTATGGTGATGTACATGTCCATTAGATGTTCCTGTGGGGTTAGAGGGTTCTGTTTGGATGGCTGAATGGAACTAGAACGGAATACCCTGATCATCCCAATCTGCGGGTGGTGTATCCTGTTGGGTGTAATATTGCGATTGTGAGTTAGAATGAACTGATTTTCGGTCATCCTTGTCTTTCAGATTTGCTATGACTTTATCTACTGTAGTTGCTGGCTTCCCTTCAACTTTCTCAGCAATGGTCTGGCGAGTATCAGCATAGAACGGGATGCGGATATCCATTCCGTAAGTGTCGTCACCGTTTGTTTTTGTCCTGAGTATCTTTTGCAGTACCAGTCCAACGCGCTTACCTGTGAATTCTGGTGCAATCAGGTTATTAACAGAAACCATATGGCTAGTTATCTGACGAAGACCACAACATCCCATGATGGCCTGTATCAGACTGTGACCGAACGCATTGACTGAACCATCTTTTTTCTTGCAGCAAATACTCAGATAGCTGACTTTGCGACCATCATCCGTCTCACCAGAGAACTCAATAAACTCAGCGCCAGATTGGGCGGCGGTCAGTTTTGCTTCGTTAATAGTGATAACATATGCGCCACTTTCATTTATAAAACCGCCTTGTCCGGCACTCATGGCTGATTCTTGGTCGTAGGTGAAAATTACATTATTCATGGGGTTAATTCCTCAATGGGGTGGTTTACAAGGCCATAGTACTCACAAATAGCGTCATCTACGGTTTTCAGGTCGTTTTCGATTTCGAATGAGTCAAATAGTCCCATGGGTGACTTAACCGTATCGAATCCGTTGTTTTGGGTGGTGAATAGATAGCGTCCATCCTTGACCAGTGTTTTCAGTACGATAGTGAACATCCCTTCCACTGTGATTTTCTCATCCAGCATCTTGCCGATAGTCTTCATCTTCACTTTCCCCATCTGGGTTTCTTCCGTGTGAGAGAGGAAGTAGATCCGTAAATTGTCTGGCGTTTGTCTGATGGCGTTATCAATCACGTTCCATGCGTGAGAGCCTATTTCCGTGAATTTGTCGAAGGACTTTTCTTCCGAACGGCGCATAAATTCATTAGCCATCAGGTATTGAAAGTCATCAACGATGATAGTTGTCTTGCCATGCTTGGGGGCTGCCTTAATCACGGCTATGACTTGCTGCCAATTATCCGTAGAGCAAATGGCACCAGCGGGGTTTTCTTTATTAAAGGGCTTCCATGCTGCGGAACGAAACGGTAATGGCTTCCTGACCGTTTGGATTAATAACGTTTCTTCCGGGTTAAGGTTGCGTAAACTGGCACTTTTCCCTGTACCAGATTCACCGAGGATCAATGTTGCAGTTCCCATATCTGACTACCTCGCTAACCAATAATTGATGGTAAATTCAATATCAGGATCAAGGTCGGGTTGTTTTAATAGCCATGCAAAATAGCTAGGATTGAGTTGATTGACCTCTTCAAATGTCATCCCTTTGTGCTTCCCAAACTTGAACTTGTGCAACAATGAGGGCTGATTACTGATTTCCAGCATTTCCTTGTCAGACCAATTTGATTGATCCTTGATGCGCTTGAATAATGCCGCGGTGACAATACAGTCATACAACGCCCTGTGAGCATGCAATCCCTCTGGCATATGAACATCCAGTTTCAGTGCATAGCGTAGGTACTGGTTACTGTGACTCTCCATGTCAGGCCATAAACGCTTGGCTAATTTCAATGTGCAGATAAACGGTGCATCCATCTCTGGCATCATGCGTGAATCGAAAGCCGCATTATGCGCAACCAGAAAATCAGCGCCTTTGTATTTCTCAATGACATTGGTAATTAATGGAAATCCGGCCACCATTTCATCGGTAATATGGTGAATAGCCATTGCGCTAATTGAGATGGGTTTTTGAGGGTCTACGAAATGGGATTGTTTTTCGATGTAATTGATTATGTTGTCCACGACATCAATACTGGCTATCTCAACAATCCCACTGTCCATGTCACAGGTTTCTGTGTCTACTACTCTATAAATCGTCAATTTTAATCTCCTGTCCAGATACCACCGTGACGGCGGTGAGGTGAATCACCCCGATAGAAATCGTATTCCGTGTGATGAGTTGACCAATAATCCCGCGACGCCTGACGCTCTAATTTAGCGCGTTCCTCTGCCATGTGTTGTGGTAGCGGGGGGTGATTTAATGCGGCTTCGAGGTTGGCTTGTCCCGCCCGCTCTTCACGAACTCGTTCAGACAGTTTTTTATTTGCGGGGTGTGGGGTATTATTTATCATTGTTGCGAAGACCAATTCCTTGAGGTATCGCTGCTGCTCTATCGGGTCTTTCGGCACGAAACAGCCAGGTGAGCGCCAGTAATTGCTGGTCATGTGAAATCTCCTGCGAAATCCTGAGCACTGACGGACAATCCCTCCATGCCTAACACCTCCCGTTTATGTTCCAGTTCCCGATGTTCGGCTATTTGTTCCGCCGTGTATTTCCGTTGCTGCTCATCCTGAGCGTCATAGGGGATATAGTCGTTAAGAAAGTTCATGCGGCCTCCTGCTGAAATTGCCTGTCCAGTTCCATTTCGATTTTGCGGCCCATCCCTGATTTGATAATGGACTCAACCAAACTTTCTTCGTCACTGTTATTCACAATGTGAGCGATCATTTCACTGTGGTCGGGGTCTGAGCGTTTGGCGAACTCCGAAAATGGAATATTAAATTGCATGTCACCGAGGTAGGTGTACGTAATATGGATGCGTCCGTGCCTAACCGTTTCTTTCTTTTCGACATAGCTGTAGCTGATTGATGGGTGCATGATTACCTCCTAAACCGGAATAAATACAACGATTGAAACAATGAGTAATGCCAGACAGCACTTCCATGCGCGCCTGTTCCTGACTGCCTGTGGTTGTGTTGGAATGACTGCACACCCATCGAACATGTTATTTCGCATGTAAAAATCCCTCGTTAGTGAAAACGATTAATGATTTTCGTGACTGGGTTATTTCTGGGTCAGACTAATGAGGGCTCGGGCGTGCAGTTCGGCAGATTCGCGGTCGAGGTGGATTAAGCCTTTTTGCAATAATCCGTAATCATAATTACGGAGAGATCTCCATGTCCTTTTACAATAGAGTTTTTCATCGTATTGGGTTATGTCAGGATAATAATAATCAAATCCATTTTCCAGTGGCTTCCTCACTGGTTCCGGCACATCTATCTCACCGATTTTTATAATAGGAGTTACTATGCGATATTCAGTAAAACTGTCAAAAGGCATATTTGGGCCGCATTTTTTCCAAATTTCATAGTTATACAATCTATGTTCAAAATGCTCCCACGGTCTATCCGTCTCCTGCGCTAATTTCGCGTACGCCATGATTAAATCGGCGTGGATATGTTTAGCCATTGTTATTTTCCTGTCGGTGGTTGGGGTAGTGGCATCCAGTGGGTTATTTGATATTCATTATCCTGCAACCAGTTATCGGAACCTATATATTCGACACGAGCCCAAACCCAGTCGTCAGCGACATTGTCATATACTCTGACAAAACAATCCCAATAAAATTGGTCGTTATAAAACCAACCACCAAAAACTGGTGTATCTAAATCAGGCAACCTATCACTACATTTAATCCACTGTATATTTTTTATGGTCTCCTCATAATGATTTAGAATCAATTCTTCCATTTCTTTATCAGATTCATCACTCATTACACTCTCCTGTTATATTCAGGTAATAAAAAGCCCCGCATTGGCGAGGCTGGTGTTTGGTGGTTTAATTGTTTAAATAGTTATAACGAAAAAACCATTAAAACTACTAAAACTAACATATAAGTCGCTATCATGGCTGGCAATAATACTATCGGCCATAAGAAGAATGTCGCACATATTGAATATACAATTTTTTTTACCCTGCTAATTGTTTTTCTGCGCAGCATAAATATAAAAAACGCTCCTATTGGAAAGGTAATATACCAATACCTCCAACCAAGCACGGCGTAAAAAAAGAGAAAGCCCAGTAGTGATAACATATTCCCTCATGAATCCCATTGTCTAATCCCTGAATATATCAGAGTCACTCACCACAGCCCACTCGGAAATGAGCTGGAGTTAGTCAACTGAGAGCCGCCCAATGACGATAGTTACGACGTGCATTCCAACACAGTTTTACCAAACTACGACGAATTTCAGAACGCGGCGCTTCTGATATAGCCCACTGACGATAGCGTTCAAAATCAGTTTTACATTCAGTTGCAAATTTCATTGGTGTAGTCATATTTATTTCCTTTCAGAATTAATATTGTTTATTTGGAATGAGCTGGAGTTAGTTGCCTGATTTGATAACCCACTCAGGCGGCGTGGGCTTCCTCACTTTCCACAGTCAAGGAAAACTGATAACTTGGTTATTCCATAGTCAATAAAAGGAAAGTAAAATGTCTGAAAAATTGGAAAATCCAGTATTAAATCCAATCGATGCTGCTTATCAGGTTGTAATGGAATTAGTGAAAGCTGGGACGTTTTCGCATCCATCTTCTTCTGCTTCATACAGAGCAGAAAGCATAGTTACAGTATTTGATGCACTAAAAGAACGCTTTGAGAAACTTAAAAGTGAAATTAACTCTTAGTAAGCTTTGAAAACCCTTTAACTAAACTTTCAGCCAGATTTTCCAGTCTGGCTGTTTGTAGTTCCTTCTCCCTGTCATCAACTAATCCCGCTTCACGGATAACAATCGCTTGATAGGCTTCAATGACTGCCATTCTTGCTGCGTCTGGTAATTCTTCAAATTTCATGTCTATCTCCTGTTGTTTAAACTCTCGCCGTCACGCCGCCTGACTCCAGTCTGCGGCGGGTTTTGGTTGGAACTGGTTTTTTAGATGGAGCGCCGTTAACTACTGGAATGAAGCTGGTTAATGCGTTAACAGTGTCGCGCTCTTGTTGGGTCAGATGCTGTTTTGGTTGATGGTTGTTCCAGAAGTTGTCGCGTTCTTTCTTCCGTTCTTGAGCGAAAAAACCATCAAGCATATTTTCCAGCCAGTAATCTTTATCGTTCATGGAATTTCTCCGTTAATTAACTCACCATAGGCCATTCATCGAATGACCTACAGTCAATCAACCACACTCTCGCAGTGGTCGCGCTCATGCCCTTGAGTAGTGCTCACTCTCCTGAGTGCTAATAACCGGTGCATGATTGGCCGTCATGCTGCTTACCGGAGCTATTCAGTTTATTAACCCTGACCAGTTAGCTAGATACTGGCTCCATTTGGACTCGGGGCTGCGTCACTACCGCAGCATTAACGCAATGCGTTTGCGGTCTATCCGCGTTGCTAAACCATAATTAATTTTCCTTTTGGTTAATCACGATCAGTTTCATGACGAGTGCGCCTTTACGGGCTGGTTGTCTCGCCCGATTGCCTGAATGATTACTCGATAACCTGAGTAACTACCCGGCGCCATTTCAATTTGCTAGGGCTCGTCAGTTGCCTGTCGTGTGGGGTTCATATTGTTAAAGAGCGAAATTTCCTTTTACTTTTGGCTCCCTGCCGTTGATGGATTCAATATAACCAAGGTTATGGGTTGATGCAATAACTTTATTCATAATAAATATGAAATAAGTTATATAACTTTGAATGTAAAAGGAATATTTTTAGAAAAATAGTTATGGGTATGAGAAAGGAGGTAATTAAAAAGCCGCATTTAGCGGCTATTGTGACTTAGATTGGCTAATCTAGAATGGATGCTACCCAGAAAACTTTTCCTAAGACCTCTATGCTATTAATCAGAGCTTCTTCATCAGGGTATTCGTCTCTGTTAAAGCTTCTGATAGTGATTTTATCATGTGACGATCTTATTAAGATTTTAATTCTTTTCCATCCATCTTGATTAATTGCGTAGACTTTTCCATCTACAATTTTTTTATCGTTACAATTAATAGCAACGGTGGCTCCATTAGGTATCAGTGGTTCCATGCTATCCCCTCTCGCCGGAAAACACAGCACTCCGGTGCCATCAGTGTTGGCTCCTACTCTCCTAAAAGTGGCTTTGGAAAATCTCAACTTAAAGCCGTTGTAGTCCACGTCAATGCACTTACCACTACCACAAGCAAACTCTATATCTTTCAAAAATGGAACCTCTACTTCATCATCTTCTAAAGGTGTTTTGCTATCCCACGGCCTGATTTCTCCCCATTCCTCTGTAGGTGGAACGTTGGAATCACGAATTCCATCTTTGATATTACCAGTTCCATTGACTAACCATGCTGGATTTACACCCAACGCAAGAGCTATTTCAAGCGATTTTCTAGATGACTTGGCTTTGCCAGATACAAGTTTCGCTATAGCTGGCTGAGAGATTCCGGCTTTTTGCGCTAATTGTTCTTGCGACATTTTCGCCGCACCCAGTGCCATTCTTAGGCGTTCAGATAACGTTTTCATGTGAGGAATATATAACCCCAGTTATATAAAATCAAAGAACCAAAGTTATTGCACTTATCCATAACATTGGTTATATTTCTGGTTTAACCATTACCACAAGAGACATAACCATGAATCTAGTTATTCAACGTGCCGTCAATATCGTTGGTAGCCAAGAAAAGCTGGCTGCTCTCTGTGGTGTTAGTCAGCCAGCAGTGCATAAGTGGCTGAGAGGAGGGCGAGTATCTCCGCAACGAGTGTTCGCCATCGTTAACGCCACGGATGGATTAGTCAGGGCTTATGAGATCCGCCCTGATTTACCACATCTATTCCCTCGCGAGGGACAAGCAGTATAGCTGTATCGCTCTTTAACAATTTGCCCTCACGACAGGCTATTGGTGAACCCTAGCAAACCGAAATAGCGCCGAGAGTGATCTCAGGCAATCGGGGAATGCAGGAGCATATCAACCCCGTAAAGGCCGACATCATAATGCCATGATCGTGTTTATTAACCATCTATTCAGGATAGACGATATCTATCGTTTATTTATTAAACAAAACTTAACTATAGGAAATGTAGCAGATGGAAGTCGCAAAAACTCGCAATACTCGCGTTACATGTAAGGCCCAAAGTTTGGAGGGTTATTTCCTCAAATCGGTTCTGGAATTTGGAAATAATGATCTGGCACGGAAAATGGGAATTCATCCATCGGCATTGAGTCGGGACAAAAACCGAATAGCGAAATTAGCCAGTTTGATGATTGTAAATCTAGGTCTGCCTAAATGGGCATTTGAGTTATCTGATGCTGACAGCAGACCCGTAGTAGTCATCGAGGGTGAGCACGCGGAAATGTTAATTCAGGCTCTGGAACGGAAAGGCAAGGTAAAAAGAAAAACCCCAGTTGCGCTAACAACTGAGGTCTCTGAAATGCAACTTGAGATGTCGATTTAACGACGGAGAGGAAGTATGCAAGTCCCTCTCAACAACACATTTAACAGAGGTAATTATACATGAAAAATCAATTTAGTGATAGGGAGGTCGTATGAATACAGCGGAGGTTTATGATTTCAATACGGCTAAAAAAATCAGGAGCAACAGGATGGAGAACCAGAAGTCTGGTTTTATCCCGTTGTACCGGAGCATTAGAAATAAACCGTGGGCTAAAGACGTATTTCTCAGAACGCTGTGGGATAATTTGCTTATGGGCGCAGCCAGACGGCCGAATACTACAGTCAATTTCAAAGGCAAGGCGTGGCTTTTACAACCCGGTCAATTGGCTGTAACGGCGGCTGATCTGGGGCTATCTCTGTGTGACCGCAACGGGAAGCCAACCAGTCGTGATGCAGTAGAACGGATGCTGGCATTTTTTGTTAAGGAAGGGATGATTTCAATTGAAGGAGAGAAGCGAAAAGGACGTGTGATAACCATCACAAATTATAATGATTACGCTCAAAAAATAGACGATTTACCCGCACATAAAGCCGCACATAAAGCCGCACATGACGAGACCAGTAATGACGCGGCCTCAGACACTATACCCGCACATGAAGGCGCACATAACCCCGCACATCATGAACAAGAATATATATCTAATAATAAATTATTAGATGATCGTCCGAGAAAATCTAAATCGTCTGGCAAGGAAAATCCTGATGCTGCTGTCAGTTCACCTAAAGGCGATAAGTGGGGGGATGCTGACGACCTAACGGCTGCTGAGTGGATATTCCAGAAAGTGCAGGTAGCCAAGCCCAATGCTAAACAGCCTAACTGGGCATCATGGGCCAATGACATTCGACTGATGAGGCAGTCCGATAACCGAACCCATGCCGATATCTGTCGCCTGTTCAAATGGGCCAATCAGGATGCGTTCTGGTACTGCAACATCCTGTCCCCTGCCAGGCTACGGGAAAAATGGGACACACTCGAATCACAGAGTATGCAGCCCAACCGGAAACAGATCACCAACTCTACCTCAGAATCATCCAGCAACTGGAATAACCGTGAGGAATGGGAGGAGGAATTTATATGACCCTTGCCAAAGTTATTCAGAATCGGGATGGGGCAGCATTGGCAAAGATGGCTGGTTCGGTAAAGTCACCGGACAAAGTTGTCAACGATGAAGCCGAACGACTGGTCGATATTCTGTTCAAAAACCTCAAATCAGTCTTTCCCGCCGCTATATCAACGATATTCAAAGATCCCAGTGATGAAGTGGCTGCAAAGCGTCAGTGGATTGCTGCATTCGCTGAAAATGGTATTCGTACCAAAGAGCAATTATCGGCAGGCATGAGATATGCTCGCGCCAGTGAAAACCCGTTCTGGCCTTCCCCTGGCCAATTTGTCCAGTGGTGCAAACAGGGAGAAACTATCGCTATTGGATTGCCAACCGAAGAAGATCTTTACGGCATGTTTCGTGATTACTGCGCTCGTCGTGGCTGGGGAGATTACCCGTGGCAATCAAACGCCTGTTACTGGATGGTGACAAAAATTTACTCGGATATGATCCGCCAGAACTTAACAGACTCTGAGGTGAGAAAACTCTGTGTCCGCGAATTGAGGGCGATGACGAAACGTATTCAGGCAGGTGAGAAAATACCCGTACCCGTTATTCAGATTGCGAAAAAATACACTCCGTCAGATGAGGATTCTGTTATAAGCAGCTTGTGGCTGATAAAAAGAAATTTAGGCTGCAATCTATCCCTTCAAGAGTACAGCCACCAATTTTACAACGAAAGACTAAAAGCTATTCGCAAAAGGAAACCAATATGAACTTTTTCAAAAATGCGATCGTGTATCGTATGACTCGTGACATTCAAATTTCAGTGGAATCACTGGAAAATCAACTCGCAGCATTGGCATTCACCCCCTGCGCCAGCCAGGACATGATGAGAGTGGGCTGGGTTTCTCCAATGAGTTCTCACGGAGAAGCGCTTACTCATGCAGCAGGTAATCAGATCCTGATTTGTATGCAGCGCGAAGAGAAAATATTGCCTTCATCTGTCATCAAAAAAGAGCTGTGGGCCAAGATTGAAAAACTGGAAGGTGAGCAGCATCGGAAGCTGAAAAAGACCGAGAAAGATTCCCTGAAAGATGAGGTCATCCACACCCTGTTACCACGGGCATTCAGCAAAGAATCACAGACCTACCTCTGGATTGATAATGACAATCAGCGAATTTTTGTTGATGCCAACAGTGCAAAACGTGCCGAGGATACATTGGCGCTCCTGCGGAAAACGTTAGGCTCACTGCCTGTCACACCGATGTTGTTCGCTAGTCCCATCGAATTAACACTGACTGATTGGGTGAGTAAAAACGAGTTACCCACAGAATTTATGTTGCAGGACGAAGCTGAGCTGAAAGCGATTTTGGAAGAAGGTGGCGTGATCCGCTGTAAGCACCAAGACTTAATCACCGACGAAATTGCCACGCACATTGAATCTGGCAAGTATGTCACCAAACTGGCGCTGGAATGGGAAGAGCGTATTCAGTTTACATTGTCTGATGATTTTACCATCAAGAAAATCAAGTTCAGCGAAGCATTGCGCGAAAAGAATGACGATATCGATCGTGAAGATTTTGCTCAGCGATTCGATGCAGACTTTGTGCTGTTCTCCGGTGAGCTGTCGCGGATGTTTGACAGTCTGATTAACGCGCTCGGTGGCGAAATTAAATAACTACAAGAAGGATCACTGATATGGCAATTATTTTTCACAAAGATAACGACTGGTTCCAGACCCCCAATGTAGAGCAGCAACATCGTCTGATGGCGAGCAAAAACAGGCAGTTTTGTTTTGTCGATGAGCACCGTCTAAGCCGCAAAATCAGTCGGTGTTATCCCAGAGGGCGCGCGTATAGCAAACTGGAGCGTTTGGAGTACAAGGCGAGTAAGCGCGACTATTCAACCGAGAAATTACGGGCATTCGTTTAACCCCACCAGAAGGACTTTTGAGATGACAGATGAAAAAGTTGTCTGCTACAAGTGCCTGAATGTTTATAACAAATATCTCAAGGCTTGCCCTCGGTGCGGTAAGTCGGTGTATTTCAGTTGAGGATTGGGTGAAATGAAAATCAAAACAAGCGAGCTGACAGGCCGGGCGTTGGATTGGGCTGTATGTCTGGCGATTGGGGGTACTGCCAATGCAGATAACACAGTAATTATACCACCTAATGGTGTGTATTGCCTGCTAAGTAACGGCGCTGGAGATTTCACTCCCACAACCAATTGGTCGCAGAGTGGGGAGTTGATTGAGAGATACAAAGTTAAATTTGAACACAGTGTGCATATCTGGTTTGCAAGCTGTAAAAGGGGAATGCTGGCTCTAGGCAGAACGCCACAAATCGCCATCTGCCGTGCTGTAGTTACTGCACAGTTAGGTGACGAGGTTGATATTCCTGATGAGCTGGTGGAGGGGGTATGACAGACAAACTCAAGCCGTGTCCGTTTTGTGGTGGCTCTAATCTACAGTTCACTCATGATGTCGTGATGCCAGATGAATTGCATCACGGGTGGATTGATTGCCATTGCGGAGCGTCTGGGTCACATTCACCCTTTTGGTATGATAATGCCAATGAAGCAGAAGCGGCAGCAATTCAGGCATGGAACCAGAGGGCAAATGACGATGAGTGAATATCACATCGGCTATCCTGTGGAAGCAAGCGTATATTACGTCGATTTCAACACTGATTACCGATTTTGGATTCTGAAAATATCAGTCGATTGGGATGAGGATCATTATATTTTCCCAGCCAAGCCAACCAAACGCCAGATCCGTAAATGCAAAAAGGAATTTGTACGATGGTCAAGAGAATACTTGCGGGATTTTGAGAACCAATACAGACAAACAATGACTGATTTAACAGGTAGACCACATTAACCAGAGGGCAAATAACGGAGGTTAGATGGAATGGCTAATCCGAAATTATGCAGTAATTGTGGAACGAATGAACTTGTATTTATAGAGTCAAAATATTTTAAAAGAGAAAAAAAGTTTAAAAGTTTTGTCTTATGTAAATCGTGCAATAAAAGAACTACTCCCGTTCAGTGGTTAAGATGTGAAAGCGACGTTAGAGATCAAGTATTAAATAACTGGAATAATGAAAATTAAGGACTTTTATGGAATGTAATTTTCTATTCCATGAATCAACCAAACAAGCTGCGTGGCAACAACTCAAAGAAGTTCTAGCAACAAACCAACCTCACCGCATCATCATCAAACCGTGGAAAAACACCCGCTCATCATCTCAGAACGCTACTGCTCATATGTGGTTCGATGAGATTAGTCGTTTTCTGAAATCTAACGGCGCTAAATTTTCCCCAGATGAGGTCAAGGACATGCTCAAGCACACGTTTCTAGGCTATGAGGTTATTGATCGGATAGATGTCACAACCCAAGAGGTTGAGCACGTTAGGACGTTGAAACAGACATCCAAACTGGACACCGGCGAGATGTTTCGATTCATGGAACAGGTTGAACAATGGGCTGCTGGATTGGGTTGTTTCGTGACAGTGCCAAACGACAGCGAATACATGAAACTCAAGAAGGAGCAGGAACGGTGAACGAAATCAGAAGCGGAAATTACCTGAAAATCGATGGCGATCAGTATCAGCGTATTTTTGTGGTTGGCGACCTGCACGGATGCTATCAGCTATTGATGGATAGACTACAACATATTGATTTTAATTATAAAAATGATTTACTGATATCAGTAGGCGACCTGATTGACAGGGGGGATCGAAATGTCGAATGTCTCGACCTGATAACGCAACCGTGGTTCAGGGCGGTTCGGGGCAATCATGAGCAGATGGCGATAGATGCGCTATTTCACAACGGAGACAGTAACCTGTGGTTTTACAATGGCGGTCAGTGGTTCCTGCATCTGGATGCTGAACAGGAAATATTAGCTCGGTCATTATTGAAACGGGCTGAGAAATTACCCCTGATTATCGAGGTGAACACAGGACATAAAAAAATCATTGTGGCCCATGCCGATTATCCCGATGACGAATATGAGTTCGGCAGAGAGGTTGACTGGCAATCTGTCATCTGGAACCGAGGCCGGATTTACAATGCTGGTGATGATATCGGTGGAGCAATCACAGGCGCTGATCTGTTCATCTTCGGCCACACTCCCGCACCAATAACCAAACAGAACTGGAACCAGCTTTATATCGACACAGGGGCGGTATTTGGCCATGGGCTGCATGTGGAGCAAATCAAATGAAGTACCTCATATTCATCGGAATTTGGGCAGCGTCAATGCTGATTATGGGACTGGTGTTGGGGGGATAGATGGCAAAGGCAAAACTAAACATGCTGGATGCAATGAATAAGTGGATAGAGCACTCTCACAAGTTAATACAACCTAATAAACCTCACGTCGAGCAACCCAAGAAACCGCCGCTGAAATTAACCAAAAAGCAGCGAGCGGTTATCAGGGAAAAATTCGGGGGTCGCTGTGCATATTGTGGACACGAATTACCCGCGACAGGCTGGCACGCTGACCATGCAGAACCGATTATGAGATACGGGGCTGGTCAATGCCACTATCCAGAGAACGACACCATTGAAAATATGATTCCATCCTGCCGTAGCTGCAATATTTATAAACACAGTGCAGACATTGAAACATTTCGGTCAGCAATAACCAGAGAATTACAAAATTCAATCAACAGAACACAATGCCTGAGAACAGGCCAGCGGCTCGGCATATTGAAATTAGATACCACGCCGATAGTGTTCTGGTTTGAGAAATATGGGGAAATGGAGAATGGCAAATCTACGCAAAGAAGCGCGGGGTCGAGAATGTCAGGTCAGAATACCGGGCATCTGTAACGGTAACAGCGAAACGGTAGTTCTGGCTCATTACCGGATGGCTGGCATTTGTGGCATGGGGATGAAACCCAATGATCTGTTTGGGGCATGGGCGTGTTCGTGTTGTCACGATGAAATAGACCGCAGAACGAGGCTGACAGAGACCGACTATGCACACATGGCTCACTTAGAGGGTGTAATCAGGACGCAATCAATATTGCTATCGGAGGGTAAGATTTGACGTGAAAACCTACAATTTAAAATTGCCGTGGCCTCCGACAGTTAATCACTATTGGAAACACTCAAGATGGGGCACTACATATCAGAGAAAGGCATTAACTACCGACAGCAAATCAGCAACATCATTCAGCAGCAAAACCTCAGTATCAATACCCAATCCCGCATCAAAATCAAAATAGTTGCCAATCCCCCAGACAGACGACAGAGAGACCTCGATAACCTGCCTAAAGCGGTTTTCGACTCGCTGACTCATGCTGGATTCTGGGCTGATGACAATCAGGTTGATTATATGAGCATCAAACGCGGCGAACGGGTTAAGGGTGGCTGTCTGGATATCCAGATATGGGAGCTGGAGACATGATCTTCACCGACCTAGCCGCATCCGTTGAGGAGGCCAGATATCGATGTAGAGAAACGGGACGACCATTTGCTGTTGTTCAGCGAAACACCGGAGATCTGGCCGTTCTCACTGAACAATGGGTTATGAGAAAACAATTGAGGGTGATGTATTCGACACGTCACGACAGGGTTCACACAGTATTGCCGGGGATAAAATAGGATGAATTTAGAATCACTACCCAAGTATTTTTCTCCCAAGAGCGCTATGTTTAGTGACTCTCCAGCCGCAACCGCTACTGATTCATTTTCAATTACCGATGTCATGGCCTCGCTGGGATTGGCGTCCGCTCAGGCGAGGATGGGGATTGAACTGTTTTTGGCGAAACAGGGGATCAATAAACCCGATGAAGCAGTGGAGAGTCTCTACCAGTATGCACTGACGCAGGTTCACAAGCACCCTGCAATCGCAAAACTCGATGACGATATTAGGGAAAATGTGCTGCAAATACTCGCAAATTATGCCTTTCAGGATTATGCAAGGAGTGCAGCCAGTAAGAAGGCGTGTTCAGATTGTGATGACGGGTTTATCGAAGCAGAGGTGTTTACTACAAAGGCATACACCCCGTGGATGGAAAAAAGGCTGGTTAAGGCAAATTTAAGTATGGGCGTAAAGATCACCCCATCGTCATACGAAAAATTCCGTGAACGCAGAGAGATTGTGAGGGTGGCCTGTTCCACATGTAAAGGTAAAGCGGTGGTCAGCCATTCATGCCGTTGCAATGGTCGAGGGGAAGTTTTGAATAAAGAACAGACGGAGTTAATTGGTATTCCGGTCTACAAACGATGTCCTAAATGTTCAGGACGGGGATATTCTCGATTGCCAGCCGAGGATGTCAGACGGGCCATTTGTAATGAGGTGGTGGAGCTGCCTGAGACCACATGGAGAAGAAACTTTAAGCCGTTCTATGAAGAACTGATTCAGGAATGTTTCAGTGAAGAATTGAACGCTGATAACGTTCTAGAAGAACTAACAAAAAGAGAAATTATTTCCACATAAATATTAAACAGTAGATAAATGATATTGACAGAGTGGCGAAAATAGCCCATCATTGCTCTAACGATGGGTTATTGTCTCTCGTTGAATCAAAGAAGAATTTTAAGACCTCGCCTCGGCGGGGTTTTTTGCTTTCTGGGGGAATGAATGTCTGCACCAATCACCGAATCTTTAGTTATCCGTCCTGCATCTGAACAACCCACGCCGGATATGAATGGTAAAGAGGTGCTGGTCTTGAATCCTTGCGATGGCTGGCACATTGGGTATGTCAACTTCTGGGATGGAGAATACAGCGGTATCTACCGATGGATAGGTGAGGAATTTGAACCTCGGTACTTTTATGTCGCCTGGGCACTTTTGCCGGATGGCTTGAAAATCGGCGATGCCTTCGAAGACCAGAGCGCGACACCGGAAGAACATGATCGTTACTGGGCAGCAAGAAAGATGCTGAACGGGAAATAACATTCCACCCGTAGTAAATCCAATTACCAAATATCTTTTGGTAGTTCAAGTTCTCGTTATCGGAATTCCTATATCGGAACAAATTCAAGTGGTTCTGGCATATCGCGCAACCATACAATCATTTAACGCGACAAAAGATTGCATAATTAGACAAAATGGTGCATATTATAAGTGCGCTTCCGAAGGCGTATGCGTTTCGCACCGCATGTAATATAAATCCCGAGAGAGACTACGCAAATGGCTATTAGTATCCGTTTAGATGATGACTTCGTGAGTGATGTAAAGATCCACGCAGAAGCGTCAAGCAGGAGTGTGCCAAAGCAAATCGAGCATTGGGCAAAAATAGGTCGCATCGCCGAAGATAACCCAGATTTGCCATACTCCTTTATCCTTGATTCGTTACTAGCGAAAAGCGAAGTCGACAATGGTAAGGTGTCGCGTTATGTCAGAAGGACAAAAAAGTCCCAAGATTGATGTTTATGAAACAAGGCGTTTCTCTAAAGCGTTATCTAAATTACCTGAAAATCTTCTTGCAGTAGTGGAAGATGAGATAGAGAAAATTATCGACGACCCTGAGATTGGCGAACAGAAGAAAGGCGATTTAAGTTTTCTTCGCGTTCACAAATTTCAGTTAAATAACCAGCTAACATTGTTGGGATATCATTGGGTTGAAGAAAAAATAGAACTATACCTGTTGAATTTTGGTTCTCATGAAAATTTCTATCAGGAACAAAAGCGACACAGGAAAGACGATTTAAAGTTTATTAAATAACACATAAGGCCTCGCATTCGCGGGGCTTTTTTGTATCTGGAACTTTGGCGTAGAGGGTTCGCGCGGATGCCTGAAGAGCATTAGGACTCGGTTCGATTCCGAGAGGTTCCACCAAATTATCGAAGGTCGCTGAGGCGGCCTTTTTCGTATCTGCAATCCTAACTATTTGATATTCATTCGATGCCGGAATTCCGGTAACGGAACTCATCCCAGTTTTGCACAGTGGCAATAAATGGAACTCCTCTGATGACCCTTGAAAACATCACCCTGAACCCCCCGGAGTCTAAGAGCGCGGGTATCACGCAAAAAAATATCGCTCAACTTAAGCAGCTTTTCCCTGAAGTATTCTCGGAAGGAAAAATCGACTTTGACGCCTTAAAAGCGGTGCTGGGTGAGGCCGTTGATGATTCAGACGAGCGCTATAGCTTCACTTGGCAGGGTAAGGCGCGTGCCCGTCAGATTGCCCAGACGCCATCAACCGGTACGCTACGTCCATGCAAGGAAGAGAGTGTGAATTGGGATACGACCGAAAACCTGTTTATTGAAGGCGACAATCTTGACGTGCTTAAGTTGCTGCAAAAGTCTTATCACAAAAAGATAAAGATGATCTATATCGACCCGCCCTATAACACCGGCAAGGATTTTATCTATAACGACAGGTTCAATGATACATCGGGTCGGCGTCATACAAATTGGCTGAATATGATATTTCCACGGCTGCTCGTGGCTAAAAACTTACTGCATCCGGAAGGAATGATCGCTATCTCTATCGATGATAATGAAGTCTTTAATTTAGTGAAGGTGTGTGAAGAAATATTTGGCTACGATGCCATTAAAATCATTGCGGTTAAAATGAGTGAAGCCAGTGGCCTGAAAATGACCAGCGTCAAAAAACGGGGCACCATTCCAAAGTTAAAAGAATATATCATGGTGATAAAACCGAGTGGTATCAATAATATTGAATTTACCCCCATAAAGAAACCCATCTGGGACCCGGCATATAATATCTATTTGGATAATTTTAGCCGGGAGCACAGGGATTTTTATGATGCGATAAAAGAGTCGGAATATCTTAGTGATGAGCAGTTAAATAAACTGGATGAAATTTTATCGGGCGTCACGTTAAAGTCTTTGTCCGACGTATATAAAGGGCCGGCTTCCAAAAAGAATGAATGGCTTTTCGATAATAGCTGGCGAATAGGTCAGTGTGTCAAATCCAGCAGCGTTCACAAACTCAGTGAAGAAAAGCGGAAAAATAAAAAAACAAAGGATGTTTTTTCTGTTCAGTCAGCGCAGGGGTTGGTCTATCTGGTACGCGGAACCTATTCAGAAACCCGCCGACACCCCAGACTGCAATTAATCTTTGCCTCTGATCACCTGTTTGTTCACCCGGGTGATTTTTGGTCGCATATTAAAACCACAGGGCTTGATAATGAAGGGGGTGTACCTTTCAAAAACGGGAAAAAGCCCTTAAAGCTCGTAACTGAACTGATTGGCGCTTTAAAGGGCCTGAGTGACGGCGATATTGTTTTGGACTTCTTCGCGGGTTCAGCAACGACGGGGGAAGCAACCATGATAGTGAGTAAAAATAACAATATTAAATTAAATTATATCTTGGTTCAGTTACCCGAAAATTTAGAGGACACCTATAAATTAGCCGGTACTGAGGTGAAAAAGCAACTAAAAGCGTCTATGGATTACTTAAATGAATTGGGTAAGCCGCTTAACTTAACCGAACTGGGAAAACAAAGAATGAGATTGAGTATTGAAAAATACAAAACTGAATCTCAGTCATCGGGATTTAAAGTATTTAAGCTGGCTGGCAGCTTAACTTAACTCTCACCTATTCCTATTCCCATAACGACCTCCTATTAACTCACTCGTGAGGTGAATGATAATGAATGAATTTGATGAAATCATTACAGATATGATTGTAGAAAGAGATAAATATCTGACAGATCTCCAGCATATGGTAATGACCTGTGCGGCATGGGGAGTTAAAAAAGTTGATATTGACGTAACAGCAGCGGCGTTAATGATGAAATTGACAGAAAAACTGCTTCGCTCCCAAATCTCATTGGATAATGCTCAGCGTCAGCAATCTGTTATTGATTCAGTTCGTAACCCAAGTTTCAGCGGGTACGGCATACCAGAAAAAAGCGAAACCGCGGAAGCAATCTCGCTTGAGCTGAAAGAAAAATTTATTTCAGGCTTTTCTCGCGAACAGCCGAAAGAATCTCCTGCGCAATACCAAGAGACTCCTGTCGATTGTTAAGAGAAAGACGAGCTTTAACCTCATTCTCGATTTCCCAAATGAATGAATTAGCATTTTCAGATTGTTTTGCTAATACAGCAATTAGGGAGATCAGCACAGCCTCGGTGGCAACATCATAATTTGATGCCGGACCTGCGAGAGCTGTTTTTGTTTCAAAAGATGCCATGTTTTTCCTTTCACAGAGGTAATCAGCCATCCCTCCAGTTGATTAATGTTTGGCTGATCTAACAACATACCTTAAGTATTAACTTATTACTTTTAACCTACTCACAGGGGCGGCCATAGCTCACCCCACGGACGCCCATTGTTCTAATGGGGTGGATTATGCGTATGCCAAACAAAGACCCAAGCAGCTTTGAACTGTATCAATGGCTGCTGCTTTTGCTGCTTTCAGCCTGGGGCGGAATAGTCCGCTACCTTATCGATTTAAAAACTAACAATGCCCGCTGGAGTTGGTTTGGGGCCTTTGCTCAGGTCGCCATTTCAGGCTTTACCGGATTGATAGGGGGTTTTATCAGCCTTGAGGCGGGACTGAGTTTATTTCTGACCTATGCCAGCGCGGGCATGTCCGGCGCCATGGGAAGCATAGCCCTCACATATTTCTGGAACAGAGTGACAGGTGACCAACGATGAAAATCAGCGAGAACGGTTTGAGATTTATTCAGCAATGGGAAGGCCTGAAACTGAAAGCCTATCCCGATCCTGCGACGGGAGGCATTCCGTGGACGATTGGCTACGGGCATACACAAGGCGTTAAGAAAGGCGATGTGATTACAGAGCAGCAGGCCGAAGATTTTTTACACGATGACCTCACATTCGCTTACGCCACACTGGAGCGATGGGTTAAGGTGCCACTGACTCAAGGTCAGTTTGATGCCCTATGTTCCTTTATCTTCAATTGCGGTGCGGGCAACTTTGTTCGCTCTACCTTGTTTAAGAAACTCAATGCCAGTGACTACAAAGGTGCGGCGGATGAGTTTCCCCGATGGGATAAAGCGGCAGGTAAGGTGATGAACGGGCTGACTAAGCGCAGGGCATCTGAGCAACAGATGTTTTTGTCATGAAACTCAGCGCAACCCACTACACGATCATGGCTCTGATAGGGATGACAGCGGTGGCCTATTATTACCGTTCTGAGTATGTGAAACAGAAAATCACCAACGACTCTCAGTCCGATGAAATCCAGCAACTGACTGACCGTATCAACGACCAGAACACGCACATTGATATCCTGCATGAACAGGATGCTAAACGTCTTAAGGTACTTGCCAATGCTAAATCTAAGATTGATCAGCTCAGTGACGATTTGCGCACTAACACTCAGCGCGTGTTCGTCAAAGCCGAGTGCCCCGTGCGTGAAACCTCTGCCCCCTCCGGCGTGGATAGTTCAAGACCCGCCAGACTGGCGAAAGACGCTGAACAAGATTATGTACGTCTCCTCGGAGAACTTGAAACCCTCGAAAGCCAGTTCCTTGGATTGAGGGATTACGTGAATACTGGATGTTATAAGGTGAAGAAATGAACGACCAACAAGCCATACAACCACATCAACAACGTGTTATTGATGAAATGAAAGAACTTGATGAAAGGATTGAAAAACTATCCGACTTCATCGGTAGTGCAACCTATTACAAGTTAAATGAGGTTGATCAGATTCTTTTAGACACGCAGTTATCAACAATGAAGCTGTATTGTGAAATCCTGCACAGGCGATTTAGACGGTTTTAATGCACCACCCAGCAGAAAAGAACACCTTGCCACCTCAGAACAAATGATACTGGGGTGGCAGGAGTAGGTTAATACCGAATGTCAACGCCCCCTGAGTAATCAGGACTTTTTATTATTAGAAACAGGAAAAGAAATAATGTTTACAGTTAAACAGATTATCGAAAACGCTACATCATTGTATGAAACCAAAGAAATTACTATTGCTCGTATTGGTTCACCTCAATGGAAGCAGGCATTTGAATTGACAAAAGAACTCGGTGTTGAAACGCCAGATGTCATTGAGTTTATCCCGCCCTCCTATTCAGATGAAGAAATGACACAGGTTGTTGAAGAAGAGCATTCACTCAGCGTGACTCGTGAAAATGTAACAGCGGATGACTGTATCGCCATTGTCTGTTCATCAATACCCAGCCCTGCATTCCCAGAAATTCCAGAACTGGGTGGGAGTGGATATCAATTCCTCTATAAAGGGGATCAGCTTTATATCACCAATGAAAGCGGTGCTACGGTAGAAGTGGTTAAGTAAGATATGCAACCCTGCCACCTCAGAGCCAATGATACTGGGGTGGCAGGAGCCATCCTGTCTCCTGCTTGATTGTTATTATAAACAGTATTTAGTCGTTTTATCCGGATTTAACACAAGACAGGTAGCTATACACTCTGTATATGCTAAGGGTAAGAAAGCAAAAGGTAAGCAGACAACAGCATAAGTCTGCATCGAAGCTAAAAGAGTCGAGCCTGCTACTAGGCAAAGAAGAAGATATTTTTTCATAATCATTCTCCACATCTTTTACAACGTTGTTATCACAAAAACTGGTAAATCTAATAAACCCATTTTTCCCCAATAACAAGCGAATAATACTTAACAATTAGTTACTCTCTGAAACTAAAGTCAATATTTCTTTGCTCATTTTCTTGAGTGGTTAAAGGAATACCCAAGCCATCACCTCCGTGGTGGCTTTTTTGTATCTGAATTCAGCGCATTCGTACGCGCACATCTAATCCGAGAACCTTCCAGAAAGTGAGCCTGAGAAAACCGCTAATAGCGTAGTTATCTCGGGGCGGTCTTTCTGTACGAACAGGTTCACTTTCTATAAGGAACTACGCATGAAATATCCAACAGTAATTGTTAATGGAGTATCTGTTCGTGTGGATAATGCAGGCAGATATAGCCTAAACGACCTACACGCCGCCGCAGTATTAAAAGGCGAAGCGACAGAGTCACAGCGACCCAACAAATTTATTCGTAATGCATCAGTAAAAAAGTTTGTTTCCGCATTGGACTCCAGAAGACAAAAAAGTCGTCTGAAAGAAAATCAATCACTTAAGGTTGTTAATGGGGGCGCTGACCAAGGCGTATGGGGTGCAGAGCTTTTGGCTATTCGCTATGCAGCCTGGATTAAGCCTGAGTTTGAAATTAGTGTTTATGAAACTTTCCGCGAAGCAGCACTCAGTGGTATTTCAAATATGACCATGCTAAATCGACTTGATTTGCTTATTGCAAACGAAAAACAAGAGGTTAGCGCCTGCGCTCGCAAGATGAATTATTGGGGTGTTGGTGGCCGCAAAAAAATGCTAGCAGATACTCGGCAAAACATTATCGCCCAAATGGATCCTGACATGGTTTCAATCATGGAAAGCGTACAGTAATGATAGGCCGCTCAGCGGTCTTTTATTTAATTCTGCAAAGCATCCACATTCGGGTGCTTGATAGAGGTTTAAGTTGGGATTATCAAATGTCATTGTTATCATTGCCTAAAGCAAAAGGAGATAACATGAAAAAATTAGTAGTTATGCTTGCATTAGGGATGGCTAGCTTCGGTGCAATGGCGGTTGATGGGTATAAAGATGCAAAATTTGGCATGGCAGAAGAGGAGTTTCTTTCAAAGAAGTTCTGTCATTTTGAAAAAGTTGATGAAAACTATCTAGCAAAAGAAATGTCAGTTTATTTATGCTCCGATTTCCCAATTGCTAATAAAAAGCGTGAGGCAATGGCAATTTTTTTAAATGGGAAATTTAAAAGATTAGAAATTGATGTTAGCCCATTCACGAAGGCAGCAAGCAAATCGGTAGAAAAAAAGTATGGACAGCCATCATCGTACTCATCAAAAGAAGAATATGAGGACGCGCTAAAAAATGGCGGAGTTATAACTTTCGCTTATGATAATGATACGGTAGCAGTTAATGTATATCTTACGGGCGATAAAGAGTCCAGTCAGTTGGTTTATACGAGTTCAGACTTCAAAGAAAAAACCCAGGGATTAAGAGAATCATTAGATGCATTTAAGTCATACCATGAGCAAATGAGTTTAGATCGTACGAAACTGGAAGAAGATATTTAACTTACTTGAAACGACAACAACCCTCTCTGGAGGGTTTTTTGCTATATGGAGAACAGAACATGACACAAAGTACCCCAACACAGACCTTCACCATTGGTATCAAGTATGACACCGAAGCATTGAACCAACTTGAATCTCAACTGGAGCATATTGCTGAACTGATGGATCGCATTAACGGTCGTCGCTATGACGCAGGTATGACACCGGCAGTAGATGCAGGAGCCAAAGTTGAAATTACTGCCGATAGCTTCAAGATCCGTGATTCAGAAGGGAAGGTGAGAGCAGTCATTAAGCCTCTTGACCTAAAATCGGCTGGCATTGATTCAGCCAAAATAACCAAAGCCAGCCATGGCGATCACCTCCGGCAGCTAGTCCGTGAAGAAATACGCCAGTTCGTTAATCGCGAAAGTCGATGTGGCGGACTGTTCTCAAGATAAGGAAATAAAATGGCTAAACCAGATTGGGAGGCCATCGAATCGGCTTACCGTGAAGCAGGAATGCCTGAGTTGCTATATAGCCATTTTAAGAAAAGCGGAGAGGCGTTTCTTTCTGGCGTAATTAAAGTTTTCCTTGCTAGCTCTAATGCGCACATAAAGCTATTTGATGGACAAGTGGCACCAATAATCCGAGCAGAGTCTGAGTTTCCAATGCCGAGAGGAAGAGTTGATTTCTTCTTAGTGCATGATGATGGTTCTGCTAGCGTCTGTGAGCTGAAAGATGGGCGTAACGGCCTTCAAAGCGTTCTGGCTGGCATCGGTCAGGTGATCTGCTATTCGGTGCAGGTTGGTATGTCCAATTCTGGGCTGAGGCATATCCGTAAGGTTCTGATGTTCTCACGAACTAATTCAATTTCTGATGACGCTCTAATCGTTGAGGCCTGCTTAAAAGCTGGAGTAATACCTGTCCCTATTGGCAGTGAAGATGAACACAAAGAGGCGGCATTTGCCTTCATTGATATACACAGGAAATAAACATGGCACTCACCGACAAACAAGAGATGTTTTGTCGCGAGTACCTCGTTGATTTGAACGCCACACAAGCGGCCATTCGTGCGGGGTACAGCGAGAAGACAGCAAATCGTATTGCGTCCGAAAACCTGTCAAAACCTGATATCCAGTCACGAATCGCAGAACTAAAAGCAGAACGCAATGAAGAGGTTGGAGTTAATGCCACCTATGTATTAAAGCGGCTGGTTGAAATTGACCAAATGGATGTGCTCGATATTCTCACTGATAGTGGAGAACTCAAACCCGTAAAAGACTGGCCCAAAGTATGGCGCACAACCTTATCTGGTCTGGAAGTTGTTGAGACAGGCTCACAAGATACAGCCGCGTTACTCAAGAAGATAAAGTGGCCGGATAAGGTGAAGAATCTGGAGCTTCTCGGCAAGCATATCAGCGTTCAGGCATTCCGTGAGCAGGTCAAAAATGAGCATGATGTTGTCGGAACGCTATCTGAGCTGATGGACGATCTTGCCAAGGGGTAATCATGAAGCCGGAACACCTCGCATTACTGCGCGATAAGCTCTGGAGGCTGAATAATCTCTATTGGATTACGGATAAAGAAGGGAAGACTATCCGGTTTAAGATGACACCGGAACAGTTAGAGTATTTTGAAGGAATGCACACCCGCAATATCATTCTGAAAGCACGACAGCTTGGTTTCACGACTGAGGTGTGCATTATTCAGCTTGACGCAGCGCTATTTGAGTCAGCTAAGTGCGCCCTGATAGCCCACACGTTAAACGATGCTAAGCGCCTGTTCCGTGAGAAGGTCAAATATGCCTACGACCGATTACCGGATGAGATTAAGGCCGCCAACCCTGCTAGTAACGATGCATCTGGGGAGCTAGTCTTTCGCAAGGGCGGTTCACTGTATGTATCAACCTCGTTTCGTGGTGGCACGCTGCGCTATCTGCATGTGTCGGAGTTCGGGAAAATTTGTGCCAAGTTCCCCGACAAAGCCAGAGAAATTGTCACCGGGGCATTTGAAGCGGTATCAACGGACTGTTTCACCACGATTGAAAGTACAGCAGAAGGGCGAGCGGGATACTTCTTTGATTACTGTCAGACGGCAGAGAAAGCGCAGATGCAGGGTAAGCAATTATCTAACCTCGACTGGAAGTTTTTCTTTTTCTCGTGGTGGAAGAATCCGCTCTATGCCATTGACCCGGTGGAACCAATACCGCAGCGCCTACGTGATTATTTCGCAGAGCTGCAAGGTAAGCACGGTATCACACTGACTGAACGTCAAAAGGCTTGGTATTTCGCCAAAGAAAAGACGCTCGGCGATGACATGAAGCGGGAATACCCGTCGATCCCCTCTGAGGCATTCCAGCAATCAGTAGAAGGCGCTTACTACGCCAAGCAATTCCGCTGGCTGTATGAAAACAAACGCATTGGCAAATTACCGGATAACTCACATCTGCCCGTTCATACCTTCTGGGATATTGGGGTGGGTGATTCAACGTCTATCTGGTTCGTGCGTGAAGTCGGAGAAGAGTTCCACATCATCGACTACTACGAGAACTCTGGCGAAGGCTTGCGGCACTACATGAAGGTGTTGAAGGACAAAGGCTATATCTACGGTGATCATTGGGGGCCACATGATATCGATAACCGTGAGTTTGGATCTGATGCTAAGTCTCGACGAGAACTGGCGCGTGAAGGGTACGAAATCGACGGTCAGAAATACTCAATGATATTCAAGGTTGTGCCAAAGGTTGGTGTGGATACTGGCATAGAATCGGTGCGTGAAATCCTGTCCAATTGCGTATTTGATGAAGAGAAATGCAGTGAGGGGATATCTCATCTGGAAAGCTACCGTAAAGAATGGGATGACAAGCGCGGTTGCTGGAAAGATAAGCCACTTCATGACTTCACATCACATGGTGCTGATGGCTTCCGTTATTTTGCGGTGAGCAGAAGTAATATCAGGCGGTTCACCAAGAAAATCAATTTCAACTGGAACTGACATGAACACAAACGTTGATTACAAGCATCCGGCGTACAACGAATTTCTGCTAGAGTGGAACATGATCGGCGATTGTGTTGATGGCGAAAGGGTGGTCAAAAGCCGGAAAGAAAAATATTTACCCCACCCAGCGGATAAGAAAGAGAAAGACGATCCACACAATGAGCGATATAAACGCTATTTACTTCGGGCGTCGTTCATTAACGCCACAGGACGAACATTGCTAGGGTTGTTAGGTATTGCCTTTAATAAACCCGTCAAAATTGATATTGCGGGTGGTGTTGAGTATTTGGAAACGGATATAGACGGCGAAGGCCAACCACTAACCCAAATGATACGCGATTCACTTTCTCAAGTGTTGCAGCGTGGACGTGCGGGTTTGTTGACTGACTTCTCAGGTGCGGGCATTCAATCAGAGGCTGAAAAAGGCCGTCCGTACATCCGGTTATTTACGGCAAAGCAAATCATCAACTGGCGTGTAACGAACGGTAAAACGTCATTAGTGGTTGTTCATTTTCAAGAGCCAAAAGAGTCCGATAATTTTGAGTTGCAGATGATTGATTGTTGGATTGAGTTGCGACTGATTGACGGTGAGGCCTATTCGCGCAACTGGTATCAGGACGGTAACTTAATTGCCGACGATTGGGTTGAATTGACAGACGCCAGTGGTAAACCGTTGCCTGAGCTGCCGTGGTCATGGATTGGCTCAATGAATAATGACCACACGCCGGATGCGCCACCGTTAGCTGACATTGCTTATGTGAATATTAAACACTATCAGGCTGAGGCTGACATCGCGGAATCAGCGCACACAGTCGGGCAGCCGATGGTTGCGTTAACAGGTCTCAATGAGGAGTGGGCGGATAAGTATTTCTCTGATGGATTTACCGTTGGCTCGCGCAGTGGTGTTCTTCTGCCTCCAAATGGCGATATGAAATTTGCACAGCCGGAAGAACGCAATATTCAGATAACTGTAGCGGAACGACGGGAAAAGCAAATGGCAATGCTGGGCGCGAAACTGATAGAACGTGGTACATCAGCACGAACAGCAACACAGGCACAAAACGAGGCGCAAACAGATAACTCTATCTTGTCATTGTGTGCCGGTAACATAGAGCAGGCATTTAACCGAGCATTGCAATTCTGCATCCAGTTTGCAGGTGCAGGTGAAGCGACAATTGAGCTGAATAAAACGTATGACATTGCACAACTTGATTCTGCGTCTATTTCGGTTCTGTTATCCGCTGTCCAATCGGGTGAGATGCGCAAAGTTGATTTCATTCGATATTTGCAAAGCATCAATATTGTTCCTCAAGATGAGCGACCAGAGGACATTGAAGATCAGTTAAGAAACAAAGAACCTGAAATGCTGGAGTAATATGAAATCCATCAATGAAATGATAATGGATGAGTTGATTGCTCACGCCTTATTTTCCGGCCGGTATGGCGCCGGAGTTGCCCGTAAAATGGTGAAGGCGCTGAATGCATTTGATGCTGAACTCACAGCCTCCTTAATTGTCGCGCTGGATGATGCAAGCATTGACACTGACAGTTTCACAGCGAGGCGTTTAGAGTCATTGCTTTATAGCGCCAAAATGATAAACAAAAATGCCGTTGAAAGTGCATTTTTTGTGTTGTCCCGTGAAATGTTAGAGCATGTCCGCTATGAGATTGGCTACTATCCGTCACTATTTGACTCCCTATTACCTGATGCCATCCTGAGGCAATACCCACTGGTGGGTGCTACAGAAGAAATGTTGTATTCATCGGTGATGGCGCGTCCGTTTCAAGGAAAATTGCTATCAGAGTGGGCTGACGGTCTGGAAAAAGACCGCATGGTTCGTATTAGTAATACGGTTCGTAATGGTTATCTGAACGGTGATAGTGCGGTTGATATTGGTCGAAAGATTAGAGGTCATGCCAATCAAGGGTATAAAGACGGTGCTTTGCAAATGAGTCGGGCTAATGCGACCACTATCGCTAAAACAGCCGTCAGTCATTTACAAGCAGTAGCGAGAGATCAATTCGCAGAAGCCAATAAAGATATTCTTGATTGTAAACGCTGGGTGTCAACACTGGATAACAAAACGTCCAATGACTGCATTATCCGTGATGGGCTTAAGTACACTCTGAGTGGCAAACCTATTGGCCACAAAGTCCCTTACCTGCAAGGCCCCGGTAAAATTCATTTTAATTGTCGCTCAATGGAAACGCTGGTGGTGAAATCATGGCGTGAACTCGGCATTGATATTGATGAAATGGGTGACGGCACACGAGCCTCAATGGATGGCCAGGTGCCAGAGAATACAACCTTCATTGAGTGGATACAGAGACAATCAGAATGGAGACAGAAGCAAGTGTTTGGTGAGACGCGTTTCCGGCTGATGAAAGAAGGCGGCATGCACCCTTCGCAATTCTACACAGATAAAGGTGAGTTTATTTCACTGGATAAACTCAAGCAGATTGACGAACAAGCATTCAGAGAAGCTGGTTATGAATAATCGGCTCACACAATTCACAAGGTCGCTGAGGCGGCCTTTTTTATTGTCCGCAGTCGGTGACTGCACCATCAAAACCCGAGGTTTACGATGTTTAAATTTGCACTAACGAAAGAAGAATTTGACGCACTGACTGATGAACAGAAAGCCATGTACAAAGAAAACAACGGCAAGTATCAGTTGCAGATTGAAGGGATGCCAGAAATTCCCGATGTTTCCGGTCTGCAAAGGAAAGTCGATGAATTGCTTTCTGAGAAGAAGTCAGAACAAGAGAAGCGCCGTCAAGCGGAAGAAGCAGCAAAAAAAGCCGCCGAAGAACAAGCCCGTAAAAACGGGGATATTGAATCGCTGGAAAAAAGCTGGTCTGAAAAGCTCACTGCCCGTGAAAAAGAGCTGCTAACCCAACTCGAAGATAAAGACAGCAATCTGCGCACGCTGCTGGTGGATAACGTGGCTCAGTCTCTGGCAGCTAAACTGGCGGGAGACAGTGCTCAGTTACTTATGCCGCATATCAAATCACGGCTAATCGTTGAAGAAGGCAAGACGCGCGTCATAGATGCAGAAGGTAAGCCGTCAGCATTAACCATCGACGATTTGGAAAAAGAATTCCGTAGCAACAAGTTATTTGCGCCTGTTGTTATCGGTAGCAAGGCGACTGGAACTGCCGGAGACGGTCAGTCACGCTCCACGGTCACCAGAAGCGGCGGTAAAACTTGGCACGATTATACGGAAGCAGAGCGCATCCGTTTATTTGATGAAGATCCTGAGGAATTTAAACGCCTCCAAAAAACTCAGTAATGTAAGGAAAAGATATAATGGCAACAACCCGTTTATCCGACATTTTTCGTGGTGATTATTATCAAGCAATCGCACCACTGAATAGCCCAGAAAAGACCGCCGTATTTGAGTCAGGCATTATCACTCGTCTGCCTCAGTTAGACACCATCGCATCTGATAGTCAGGGTACGGCAACGATTAACTACTGGAATGACTTAGACGCGAACGAAGCGCCTAATGCGACCTCAGATGATCCTGACCAAATTGGTCAGGTAGGGAAAGCCTCTCAATCCAGCCTGAAATCTCGCGTACTGTTCCTGAACAAGGGCTATGGCGTTGCTGATTTGGCGGCAGAATTAGCAAACAGTGAACCGATGGCTCATATCCGTAACCGCTTTGGCACTTACTGGACTCGTCAGTGGCAGCGCTACCTGATCGGTACGGCGCGCGGGGTTATTGGCAGCAACATTGCGAAAAATGATAGCGACATGGTGATTCAAGGTGGAGATGAAATCTCGGCTAATAATCTGATTGACGCTGCGTTTACCGCAGGTGACGCAGCCGACACATTCAGCGCTATTGGTGTCCACTCTGTCGTTATGAAACAGATGGCGACTAAGAACCTGATTGAAACCATCCGTGACTCAGAAGGTCGTATTATCTTGCAAACCTATCTGGGCAAGCCTCTTTTTATGGATGACAGCCTGAAATATGAAGATGGGCGTTATCTCACTGTTTTCTTTGGTGGTGGAGCATTCGGCTATGGTAGCGGGAATCCACATACTCCGGTTGAGCTGGACCGCAAAGCATCTGGCGGTAACGGCGGAGGTGCCGAGGTGTTGTGGGAGCGCAAGACGTTTATCCTGCAACCTGCGGGATTTAGCTGGTTGGGAGAGGAAGACCCAAACAAAACACCATCAACAACGGACATTGCCCAAGCGGGTAATTGGGTGCGGAAATTTGACCGCAAAAACGTACCGTTTGCCGCAGTGTTGAGTGGTAAGGCTGTCGCTGGTAGCAAAGGAACAAAGGGCAGCGAGTAATCAATAGGGGCATTAGGCCCCTTTTTTATTTGAGGTGAGCATGATTGATTCAGATAAAAACTCGCCAGCATTCAATAGTTACGCCAGTGTGGATGATTTAAAGCAATTTGCCATGCAGCGAGGTTATTCATTGCCTGATGATAGCGTTCTGTCGCCTCTCTTGTTTCAGGCGATGGACTATTTGTCCACTAAGCAGTGGAAAGGGCGAAAAGCTAATGCAGATCAACCGATGGCATTCCCCCGCAAGGGAATTTATGTCGATGGTGAGCCAGTCCCTGAAAATATAATCCCAAAGCAGATAATTAATGCCCAATGTCGGTTAGCTATTGATTCATTGGATTATGACCTCACGCCTACTGTTGGTGGTGAGGTGATTTCAGAATCTGTCAGTGGTGCGGTATCCGTGACTTATGCAGGAGGAACTAACTCTGGCAAGCCGAATATTTCTTGGTTAAATGGCGCATTAAATGGCTTTTTGGCTGGCAATGGCACGTCATTTAAGGTTTTTCGGGGGTAATTATGGTTGCATTCTATCCGCGTATGAAAAACACATCTTCTCGGCTGCTTAAGAAATTCGGTACTCCGTTCACTGTAAAACGAGAGGGGAAGCACTGGGTTGATGATAATGGAATGGAGCACCATGAACCTGAAACGAGATTTAAAGTCATTGGCGTAAGAGCGAAATACAACCCCCATGAAGTAGATGGCGCCCTCATATTAGCCAATGACGTTAAATTGATTTTTTCGGCTGAGATAGCCATTGAAAAAGGTGATTTAGTGCAGGTTGATGGGCACTGGCTGAGAGTGCTAGAACCTAATCCAGTAAAACCCGCCGATATCGTGCTTTGTTATCAATCTCAGTTGAGGGGCTAATATGTCAGATCCGTTTATGGCCTCCATTGATGCGTTTGTGAATAAAGCCAAAGGCAATATTGAAATAGCATCAAGGGGAGTGTTTACCAAAATATTGTCACGATTAGTCATTATGTCTCCCGTTGGCAACCCTGAATTATGGAAGGCTAACAAAACAGCAAGTGAATACAATCAGGCCGTGCATAACTGGAATGAGCAGCAACAGTCAGATCCCAAAAACCTGACTCCTAAAAGGCGACAGCTAAAAAAACGCGCTCGCTCACACGATTCCATGGAAATCAAAGCGCCACCGGGATACACAGGTGGTCGATTCCGGGGCAATTGGCAAGTGACCTTTGATGACATTCCCACCGAAGAGACAGGACGTATTGATAAAAGCGGCAATATGACTAAATCGGTCGGTGATTTGGTTATTGGGCAATTCAAGGTTGGGGTGAAAGCCGTCTATTTCTCAAACGTAGTGCCTTATGCCTATCGCCTTGAAATGGGACATTCGAAACAAGCACCAAGTGGTATGGTCGCTGTGACAGCACAAGAGTTTCAGAAGTTCTTTAGCGAGGCTGTTGTGGAGACAGGATCATGAATCAATCAACGATAAATGAGACCATTCGCTCTCACATTGCTAAGTTTGCCAAACAAGAAGGACTGAAAGTGGCGTGGCCTAACATGCCATTCAATGACATTAATGACCCGTACCTGCAACTGCATATTATGCCAGCGACGACACAAAACATTGGGTTGTCGTTGGATATGCCTATATTCCGTGGTGTGATTCAGGTGAATGTGGTGGGTAAATCCGGTTCAGGTGATTCACCGTTGACGGGGATTGCTGACCGATTATCCGAATATCTATCAAACGGCCTTTCATGGACTGACTGCCTTTATCTCAATGATGAGCCGAGTATCTTCCCTGCCATACAGGATGGTGCTAACTACACCATACCCATACGAACAGCCTATCGATGTGACACAATTCGATAATACAGCCGCTGAGAGCGGTTTTTTTATGCATAAAAGAGGTTAATGATGGCCTATAACATTCCTAACGGCTCCCGTGTTTATATTGCAAATAAGTATGGGGAAGAAGTTAAGTTCTCCGCAGCATCCAATGCAGAAGAGGTGGTGCTGGCGGTTGAATCAGCCACTGGCATTACTAAAGGTGACATTGTTCATGTCAGTTCTGGTTGGAAGAAAGCATCCGGTGCTTATCGCGTAAAAATGACAGCAGAGAAAAGTATCACACTGGAAGGTCTTGATACGACGGATAAGAATACATTCCCTATTGGTGGCGGCGCGGGTTCATTGAAAAAAGTGCTGGCATGGGAAGTGATGCCGCAAGTCATGACACTTTCCACCGAAGGTGGCGATCAGCAGACGCAGGAAGTTCAATTCTTGGAAGATGAGCAGGCGGAAACCATCGATACCTACAAAAACGGGGTTGTTCAGGTTTACACATTCGCTCATGACGCCAAACTGCCTATCCGTAAGTTGCTCATGAAACTGGATGACAGCAAGCAAATTACCGCAATCCGTTTCTATAACAAGCGTGCAGCAGAAGACCGCTATTACACCGCTTCCGTGTCGTTCCAGCGTGTCCCTAACACAGCAATGAATGAAGTGGAAAACGTTACTGCCCGCTTCTCTCTCAAATCTGAAATGCAGATTTATACCAACGCAGAATAATCACCGCCCCGTCACGGGGCTTTCTTTTGAGGATTTTTTAAATGGCTAAGTTTACGCTTGTTCCTAACCCAAAATTCAAAGCAGATGTTCAGATCCCCGTTGCAGGGCAAGAAAAACCCGAGGTTGTGACTTTCACGTTCAATCACAAGCCGATCAGCGAACTGGATAAAATGCGGGAAATGCCGGCTCAGGAGTTCTTTGAAAAAATTGTTGCTGATTGGGCAATAGAAGAACCCTACAACGCCGAAAACTTACAACTGTTGCTGGATAACTATCCGTCAGCGACAACAGCAATCACGACTACCTATTATAACGAGTTATTGGGTAATCGCGAAAAAAACTGATCGCGGTCGCTGAATCATTGTATGGAGGAATAAGTGCAAAAGATGCCGCTGATTTTGAGCGAGCCTTTGGCTTTATCCCAGAAGAATATGATATTGAGGTGTGGCCTGATGTATGGGATTCGTATCTGACCTTTAACGCAATGCGAACACAATGGCGTGTTGGCATGAATGGCGCGACGGGTCTGGACTACTCCCCGCTGAATCAGGTCATGGATTATCTCAACATCAAAGACAGAGCGACCGTTTTTAATGATATTCGGGTGATGGAAGTTAAGGCGCTCGAATTGATGCATAAGAAGTGAGAAAGGTAACGCAATGAAAAAGTTACTCAAAGGATATCCATTCATGCGTGTGCCTCTTTTCGAGTCTGGCGATATTGTGTTTTGCCACTCTTGGCAGCAATGGGAAGTATTACATGCACGTCTGGATATTTACAGTGGTGAAGAGGGTTCGAACGGTATGAGTCGTACCGTGAGTAGTGAAAGTGGTGTTCTGCATATTATTGGCGTATTCAATGACAAAAACTCGACATTAGCTCATGAATGCGCCCATGTTGCTTTCGATATCTGTCATCGTGTTGGTGTGAATGTGAGTACAGGTGAGGCAAATGAGACATTTTGCTACCTGATAAGCAGATTGGTTGAGTTTTGCGAGAAGCCTATCAAAAAGCCGGAGTGACCCGGCTTAGTTTTACTTACCGCTTGCTATTGGGAGTTCTTTTATCAAGTTCCCAAGTGTTACCGGATTTAGATGTTGGTGGCAATTTTTCGTTATCCCTTACAGTGGCGAAATTATCAGTTTTGCCGCCACGAGGACCTACTTCACGATAGATACCGCCATCCTTACCAGTATTTTCTCCGGGCTTCTTACCCATAATGATCTCCATATTGTTCACTCGATATTGAGCCAGTTAAATATTGGCTCGGTTTTAAATTAAGTCAAATTAAAAGACTCAGGGATGAAATCCATTTATCCCGAAGTCGCATATAAACCTCCCCAGTGGAGGTTTTTTCATTTCTGGCGCTGTCACGGGCGTAAAACCAAGAGTCTTGAGGGATACGAGTCTGAGGGTGGGCGATGGTTGTCATCGTACCGTCTTGGGTCGCTCATTCCTGCGTGAACAGACTCTATCACCTGAAGGTATCTTACGATGATTAAAATAATTCCCATGGAATATGACAAGCAATTGTTTCCGTTTAACAATGATTGTTGGGTGAACGCTACTTTCGCTGCTCAACATTTTGGCAAGAGAACACTCGATTGGTTGAGGCTGGACTCAACAAAAGAGTACGCAAAAGAAATTGGCGAAGAAATTGATATTGAAGCAATAAATTCTAAAGGTGAGATTTCTCACCTTTTAGTTGATGTGAGAAAAGGGCGTCATGGTGGCACTTGGATTCATCCTGAGCTAGTGATTGAATTTGCTCGCTGGTTGTCCCCTAAGTTTGCCAGAGCGTGTGACCGTCATATCAAAAACATGCTGGTGGCTCAGAACCTGACCTTGACAGAAGAGCAGGTGATTGGGTTGCTGACCTATCAAGAGCCAACAACATGGGAAAAGCGCTTCCAAGAGCCGTACTATCAAGCGCTATCCAAAATGACCAGTCTTCCCTATTTCGGTCATGTTGGTGGGAGTCCTGCATTATTTGGGCAAATCACTGCGAAATGGGTTTATAGCGTTGCTTTACCTGTTTGTGTCTATGAGTCAGCCAAGGAATCAGCAAAGAATAGCGGTGAAAAAATCCATCAATTTCTAAAAGATAAAGCACTACGCTCCATTGAAGCTCAAATGATTGCTGTTACCAACATTGCAAATAGCTGTGTCGATTACAAAGATTTCGAAGCCAGATGCATGACGGCATTCAACATAAAAGGCCAGATGAAGTTAATTTATCCACAAGTTGCATAACCTCCTTCGGGAGGTTTTTTTATGTCCGAAGGAAACAAAAATGACTGATGTAGCAACTATCTCATTAAAGGTTAACACCTCTGACCTTGAGAGGGGTGAGCAGAAATTAAACTCATTTAAAGATGCTGCTGATAAGGCCAGTAGTTCCACCAATAAATTTACCAGCCAGTCAGACAATCAAGCAGCGGCTTCTGCTGCAATGGCTAAAGAAATTGATAGGGTACACAGAAGTATTGCTGAGTTGGCAGCAAAGGAACAAAGAGCGACGGCTACTTCAAGAACCCTTGCAGCAGAGCAAGATAAAGTAGCAGAGGCGTTTTTTAAACAGATTGATGCCATTAAGCGCAATGCCACTGCGACAGAACAATTAACCAAGATTCAGGCGGAAGCCAGAAAAGCCAGACAGTCAGAGAAGCTAGACCTTGAGTCCTATCGCAACATTCTTTCTGACATTATCGGCAAAAAGAAACAAATGGCAGAGGCTGATGCTAAACAGGGCGCAGCAGGTCAGGCGTTTCTTGCCAGATTAAAAGATCAGCTTGCAACGCAGAATCTCAGCCGTAATGAATTATTGAAGCACAGGGCAGCACAGCTAGGTGTTAGCTCTGCGGCAGAGATTTACATTAACAAGCTAAAAGAAACGAGCAAGGAAACTGGCAACTTAAGCGGAAAAAATAAATCGGTTATTAATGGACTGAAAAACATTGCCAGCTCAATGGGGATGGGGGTGATATTGCGTGGTGGAATTTGGGGGGCAGTAATTACAGGAATAGGAAGTATTGCCAAGGTCGCTTATGAAGCAGAGCAAGAATTTACTCAATTCAATAAGCAACTTATTTTGACAGGTAATTACGCCAATAAAACCGCCGGGCAACTCAACGAAATGGCTCGTGTTATGGCAGGGAGTGGCATTACTCGGTCTGAAATGGCTGCGTCTATTGCCAGTGTGGTTGGTACAGGGCTATTCAGAGATAATGAAATATCTCGCGTCGCTAAAGCAGCGGCGCAGATGAATTACATTACTGGTCAGGCGGTTGATACGACAATCAATCAATTTAAACGGTTGCAGGACGAACCGCTAAAAATGTCGCTGGAACTGGAAAAGGCCAATCACCATCTTACCGCTGCACAGTTAGAGCAAATCCGCACCTTGGAACTGCAAGGCAATAAAACGCAAGCGGCTAGAGTAGCCATCGATGCGTATGCGCAGTCTATCAACGATGGTGCAAACGATATAGCTCAAAATCTGGGGTATCTTGAATCTGCATGGCTGGGAGTACAAAATGCTGCTAAATGGGCTTGGGATTCTATGCTCAATAAAGGCAGAAAAAACACGCTAGATGAACAAATACGCGAAAAAGAAGAGTTACTTAAAAACCTTAGTAATCTATTCATCACTCCACAGTATAGGATTGACGGACTGAAAAAAGAGATAGAGGCTCTTAAAGAAGAAAAGTTTCAAGTTGATATCAAAAATGCACGGGAGCAGTCTAAAAAGAACGCCGAGCAGATAGAGATTGAAAATTTTAAGATTCGCCAATATTACCATGATAAATATGCAAGTCGGGAAACTAGGCGTAACGAGGAACTGGCAAAACTGGAAGCCAGAAAATACGCACTAACTAAGGAGCAGTACGAAGAAGCTAAGAAGCAGATCAACTATGTGCATCGTGACCGCAAAATGCCCGGTACTGGGAGGAAAACTCCTAAAGAGCCTAAATTTAAAGTTGATGCAGGGACTCGTGCTGATGAAACTGCAAATCAAGCGTTATTATCTTTACAATCACAGCTAAGAGTCCTTAAAGAGCATAAGACAGTCAGTGACGTGATTAGCTCTGAGCGTAAAAAGTTGTGGGATATGGAATCCAAGATTGCCATTCTGGAAGAGGCTCAAGGCAAACGTAAATTGACAGAGGGAGAAAAGTCACTTCTCCTGCAAAAAGACACTATTCTTGAATCTCAGCGTGCTTTAGCAATAGTCGGCGATGAAGTTGAATTGCAAAAGAAAAAAAACGCAGAATTGGATAAGCAACATAAGCGAATTGAAGAAATTAATGCACGAACAAGAGCTATGATTGAGAGTGCTGGTAAATCTGATCGAGTCTATCAGCAGGAAATAGCTTTAGAGAAAGCCAAAACGCCAGAAGAAAAAGATGCGTTAACGAAGCATTTCGAAAAAGAAGAGGCGTTGAGAGGCAACTGGGAAAAAGGCATTCAAAAAGGTTTTGCTGAGTTCCAAGATCAAGCCACCAACACCTACGGCAATGTTGCACAAATCTCCCAAGCAGCCTTTGCGGGTATGAGTAATAGCTTGTCTGATTTTCTTCTCACTGGTAAGGCTAACTTTGGTGACTTCACCAAATCCATACTTGGAATGATCACCAAAATGCTCATGCAAATGGCTATGCTGCAAGCCATGAAAGCGGCATTTGGTGGTACTTCATTCGGAGCAGCTCTTGGATTTGCTGGAGGAGGTTACACCGGAAATGGTGGCAAATACGAGCCTAAAGGTGTGGTTCATGGTGGTGAGTTCGTGTTCACCAAAGAGTCAACTCAGCGTTTAGGTGTCGATAACCTCTATCGGCTAATGGATAGCGCCAAACGTGGCTATGCTTCCGGTGGTCATGTTGGTGGCTCTCAGCCAATGACAGTAAATACTCCGACACCAAGGATGTACGGGATGCAACCTACGCCCGCTGGTGGAGTTCAGGTCAATCTTGGCGGCATTCATGTAGAAAACCAGCAACAGCAATCTACCGCTTCAAATATCGATGCACGGGCAGCAGAGCTATCACTGACGAAGAAAATAAGGTCTGTGTTAGTTCAAGAAAGCCGTGATGGTGGTGATTTGTATAAGATCATCAGAGCGGTTAGTGGTAGACGGTAGAAATTATTAACCAACAGCCACCAATTCGGTGGCTTTTTTGTGAGAAATAATTATGATTAGTGATGATCAACCAAGAAGTCATGAACATAAGTTGCCAGCCACTCAAGAGCTTCATACTCTTTCGCACGCATCCAAAGAGAAACTTTCTCATACTTGGGGGAGTCATAAACTACTAGACTTGAATATTCCCAACGAAGCGCGTTTTTGGCGTAGTCTACTGGACTACCGGGAGCGATCCAAGGCAAATCAAGACTAGATAAATACCTATAAAAATTATTATCTAGATTTCGTATGACAGTATAGTCAGCAGGAATTTTATCTGGTCTATATGAAAAATCGATATACCCACTATGGTTATCATTTAAGATGCCAAAATCACAACCAAATGTCATGTATGTTTGGTTTTTTGCGTTAATATTTAGTAAGATTTTTTTCATAAAAGGATAGTCTTGGATTTCATGAATTTCATCAATTCGATGCGGTTCTTTTGTTAGGTCTATACCCCCATTATTAATGCCATCTTCACGAATATTTGTTTTATATGGAAATTTTGTAAATTTCTCATTGTATTTATCTCTATCCATCTCACATCTCCCCGAAGTTAATCAGCCATCCCTTCGGTTGGTTGCTTTGGGCTGAGATGTAACCATAAAGCAAATGAGAATATATGCTTATGTGTAGATCACATTACGACTTGTAACTGTCCATTTTGCTTCATTTTGCACCATACTTTGATTAAGATTCATGTATCTGATTAAAGTGGGGGGAAAAGATGAAGATAATAAGTTTTCTAATGCTATTTTTGGTAAGTTTTAGCTCTTTTGCTGGCTGGAAGTACGAGGAAAGCCTCGATAAGATGCGAGGGAAAACTATTAATTATGCAACCTTACATAGTAAAAAAAATGATAACGGAATAAAAATAGCACTACTAGCGACTAGCATTAATAATAAAAATACGGACTCTATAAAAATTATTATCGGCGGCGATGAGGCGGATTGTGGTATAGAGGAGTTTTGTATTGGGTATATAAAATATGATGATGGGCGAGTCAACGAATTGCCGTTCATCATATTAGGAAAGAACAAAAGAATTATAAATGTTGTTGAGTATCATGCTGTTACAGACTCTCTTAGACTCTCACAGAGTGTTTTTATTGAAATTCCATTAAAATCAAAAGGTGCAACTCAGTTTGAGCTTTACCCTCATGGATTAAGGTTTGCTGGATATCAAGATAATGTTGAATTTATCAATATTATTGGCGGTGTAGATTTCAAGCAGCCATATAGCTCCATTTATGCCAAGGCCAAAGATAATAAGCCAAGGATAGATGGTGCAGTATGCTCAAATGTTGATAAATCCGACTATTCATTAATGGGAGTAAAAGCCAATGTTGAGATGTGCTTTTACAATGAGCGTTTAGTAATGGCAAGTTTTTCATTACCCAAAAGCAATAAGCTGAGGAATAAATTAATTTCTGCCATTAATAAAAATAGAGGTACATCCGAAGAAGCAATGAATGGACATGCGTTGTGGTTGTCCGATGATTTTTCTTCCATATCAACTATATTCATGTTTCAAGATAATAAAAACATAGAGATTAAGATGATTTATCAACCAAATAGCAACTTTATCCCTGCCGTAGATGAAAAATTATGAGAGAGCCGTTTTAGCATAAATAAGATTAATTAAATGAGGATGGTAGGGATGAAAAGCTTTGGAATATTCCTTCTGGTCATCGGTATTCTTGCTGTTTTTGCATCATTTAATATGGATGTGAGTGTAGCAACTGGATATGGTGGAAGGGTTAATAATATCGGGTTGGTGGCTCAAAGAGAAAATCTCTTGTTGATTAGCTGCTTTGTCGTTTTGTGTGGTTTGTTGTTGGCTATCTTTGGAGGAAAGAAAACTCTTAATGGTGATAGTAAAAACAATCAAATAAAGTGTCCATTTTGTGCAGAACAGATCAACGTTGAAGCGCTCAAATGCAAGCATTGCGGTAGTGATTTGGCTAAAGGAAGTACTACTGTGGAAGTTGCAGGAAAATCTGTTAATACAGAGGAACTTCTTATAAAGAAAAAAGACGGCTTCATGATAAATGATGATGGAGTGAAAAAGTTAGTTGAATCATTTTTTATTCAATCACCAGATTCAACGAACGTGTATCAAGACTTTGAAGATGAGATCTCCACAATAAAGCGTACTCTACCTAGTGAAGTTCATGAGACATTTATCAGAAAAATAAAGTATTGGAATAATGAATTAGCAGATAATAACAACAGATAATATATCCTGTTGGGCTTTAAATTCGGTGATTTTATAACCAATTAATGCTAAGATTGAGATAGATAATCATTCATTAACTCAGAATACAAAGGGGTAATACATGGGAGTGGTTATAACAAGACTTGAAGCGTTTGTTGTAAATGTTATCCATGCTGACATGTGGATCGCTGAGTGTGATGAGCTTGGATTGGTTACAGAAGCTAAGACTTACGATGAGCTGACAGAGAAAGTTTGGGAAATTGCGCCTGAACTTTATGAGATTAATGGCCTAGGCGACCATTCTGAGGTTATCCGTATTAAGTTTGTCCAAGAGTAATCATCTGATTCAAGGGTGGCTCTCTGATGGGTTCTGGCTTATATCCGCAGCTAAAAGAAATTTTATTGGCATATGGCTGTTACTTTGTAAGACAAGGAAAAGGCAGCCATGAAATATGGCGTAGCGACATCACCAGCAAAGCATTCAGCGTGCCATATACAATAGTCTCTAAACATACCGCCAATGCAATACTGAGACAGGCGGGTATTAAAGAAGAAATTTAAAATTTCCCTGCTAACAATAGAACAGCCCCATCACGGGGCTTTTTTGTTGAGTAGTTGCTCAAGCATGGAGTGCTACAGTTTTGTTTTTTAATTCAGATGTAAGGTTGTTATTTTTTATTCGGTATGACGATAAGAAAGCCATCAGGATCCAACACGCTTTCTGGTACTTCATAGCCAAGATCTTTTAGCGAGTCGAATGTTAGTTTTAACACAGAGTCAAACTCATCGTCATCAAGAGCATCTAATTGTAAATCCTCAAGAGAGATAGAGAATTGAGTATGTCCAATGCGGATTTTTTTGTTTATCTCATTAAATGTTCTTTTGAGGATAATGCCTGATAATTCTTCTTTTGCCTTGTTTGCAATTTGAACAGCATCTTTGGCTGGAATTAGCTTTTCTGTAGGTAACTCGTTTAAAAAACTAACATCCAGCCTCTGTACGATTTCTGCATTCATAGAACGAGAGTTCGCTTTTGCTGTTTCCTCTATTTTTTCTTTTAATTCAATGGGAAGCCTGATGCGTAATTGCGGGTCTTCTCTGCTCATAATGAATTCCAGTTGTGATCAAATAACTAATTTTGAAATTATGCCCCACCGTGGGGTTGACTTCAATGACGCACGGTGTGACAATTAGGTTATGCCTCACGGTGTGACAATCAAAGGAGAAAGATAAAAATGCAAAAAGCAAAAGACATGTACCAGCGCAAGATTCGGTTCCCTGAGGAAGTTTGTAAGGCCATCGAGGAGAATGGAGAGAAAGAAAGTCGGAAATTCAATACTGAAGTTATTTATCAGTTAAAAAAGGCGTATGGATTGATAGAGAAGATGCAATATGAGGCCTAATAAAGTCGAAACCCCAACTGTTGGAGCAGTTGAGGCTTCTAATTTGTCAGTAACGTTCGAAGAAACTAACGCGTCAACCCATAACAGAGAGTGACAATATGAATAATGTAGCAAATAAAAATCTTCCTGTCATTGCAGGTGTAGAAATCACTACCGACTCAGAAGGCCGTTTTAACCTGAATGCCTTGCATAAGGCGAGTGGTACAGGCGCAAGCAAATCACCGGGGCAATGGCTCAGAACAAAGCAAGCAAGTGATTTAGTGCTAGAACTTGAAGTTAAGTTATTGAAAGATAATCAGTATGTGAATATGCATAGTGGTCAAAAATCAATCATCACTATTTTGGGTGGCACGAATCCCGGCACATTTGCTCACGAACTTCTCGCTGTTTCATATGCAGGATGGATAAGCCCATCATTCCAATTACAGGTCAACCAGACTTTCATTGACTACCGTTCTGGTAAGTTAGCGCCAGTATCACCTGAGAAAAGCAAATCAGGTTTACCTGAATATCGCCGCGCCAGAACGTTGAAGATGTCGGTTGATGCGATCTCCAACCTGTTTGACATGATGCCAAACCTGAGCGATGAAGCAAAACAATGTGCAGCCGCTAATATTGTTAACCCAATAGTCGGCTTTGAAGCCGTTCCTCTTCCTGTGCTGGAAGAAAAGTATTATACGGCTGGTGAAGTAGGAAAAATGCTGGATGTATCAGCAAACAAAATCGGACGGGTTGCCAATGAGCACAATCTCAAAAATAAACAACACGGCAAGGTCTTTCTGGACAAGTCCGCTCACTCAGATAAGCAGGTCGAAGCTTTCCGTTACAACGAGAACGGCATCAAGGCGCTCAGACATCTGATTCACGGTGTAGAAGTAGCTTAAGGATTTGAAGGCCACGGATGGCTGGAAGGGATAGTTAAATTATCAGCGCTATTGAGTCAATGCAACCGATTAACTCGTTATAAATTTGATTTACGAGGCGCTTCCCAAATTCACAAAGGTTATCTTTACAAAAAGTGACAATAACGTAATAAATAGTATCAATCTGAAACGGCGAAGCCCCAACTGGTGGAACAGTCAGGGCTTCTTATAAAACGTCTAATACCTGCTGAGGAAAATAGACATGTTAAGTATACCAGTAAATGAATTAACTAAAAGTTCTAATTCTGTACAAAGTATGACCGCTATCATACATAACGGTATTCCGGTAATCACCACTGAGTTATTATCTCAATTGTATGAAACAAATGTTAACAACATTAAAGTTAACCATTCTCGAAATGCTGAAAGGTTCATTGAGGGAAAACACTACTTTAAGTTAACCGGTTCAATATTAAAGGAATTTAAGCACAAGGTTACTCAAAGTAACTTTGTTAAAATTGCTCAAAATGTGCGCCACTTAACCTTATGGACAGAGCGCGGAGCAGCCCGCCACGCTAAGATGTTGGATACTGACAAAGCATGGGATGTCTTCGAGAAGTTGGAGGATTTTTATTTCAACCAGAAAGAAGCTGAGCCAGTTGCACTGAAAACCACAACTCAAGACCGCACCCCTCTTCGCGGACTGGTTAATGTTCTCATGGGTAAATATGGAGTCAGTAACAAAAAACTGTTCCAAATGGTTCATCATGAGTTTGGGGTTAACAGTATAAATGAGTTAACCAATGACCAGCTTCCCTCTGCGATAGAGTATCTAGCGACTAAAGCGATTGAAGGTGAGTTCTTGGGTAAAGAAGAGCTACCATCACCTCAACCTGCAAAAATGGACTTGTCGCTTGAGCTAAATAACATTGGAGTGATTTATAGTCGTCTCAGCAAAATGGCCGACATATGGGAAGAATCGATATCACCAGCACTAAAGTTAGTGAATTCACCAATAGCTTCACGGTTCTACACTTACTTATGGGATGCTGCTGGGACAACCTATTCGACGAAGTGTGCAATTGAAGGAAGGCTAAGAAGTTACTGAACTAACCCCAAGCCACGGATGGCTTTAAATATCTAACAAGCCCGCCTTTGAGCGGGTTTTTTTACATCCAAATCCTAGCCGCCTAGTGCGGTTTTTTTACGTCTAAATCCAATGCTGCTTAACTGCGGTTTTTCTTTTTATAGGTACTCATATGGCTATCGAAGAATTTAAATGGCGAACTCAAATTCAAGATTCTCCCAGTGGTGAATTTAAACACCGAGTTAAATCAATTGAGTTTGGTGATGGTTACAAACAGGTTGTCAGTGATGGGATTAATTCCGAAACACAATCATGGCCGTACTCTTATTTAGGAGCAAAAGAAGAAGTAACGCCAATCTTTCAGTTTATCCGTAATCACACAGCAAAATCATTTATCTGGAGACCTCCATTTGGTGAAAAAGGATTATATCGAGTCAAATCCGACTCAATAACCATGACTCCAATGGCGGGAGGCATCATGAAAATATCAGCAACTTTTGAACAGGCATTCAGCGCATGACTATCAATGCAGATCTCCAGCGCCTTGAGCCGGGGAGCAAAATTCTATTATTTTCGGTTGATGGCTCGGCCTTTGGGGGGCCGGAGCTGTATTTTCATAATCACACTATTCCGTACGCAGAAACGGAACTGGAAAACCTAGACAACCTGCCGATGAAGTCTATTTGGTGGCAGGGAGTGGAGTATAAGCCGTGGCCGGTGAAGATTGAGGGATTAGAAGTTAATGGTGATGGCAGGGCGGCATCTCCTACACTCAGTGTCGCTAATTTGGACGGCACTATCAGTGCCCTGTGTCTGGCTTATCAAAATATGGCTCAGGCACGTGTCACTATCCGCATGACCTTTGCGCACTATCTGGATGCCCGTAATTTTCCCGAGGGGAATCCCGAAGCCGATCCTACGCAGGAGAAAATCGACGTCTTCTACATTGACAGTAAAACCCATGAAGATAATGAAAGCATCCAGTTCTCGCTGTCTTCGCCGGCCGATTTACAGGGCATTCAAATTCCCACCCGGCAAATCCACAGCCTGTGTACGTGGTGTATTCGTGGGTTATATCGCAAGTCGCCGTGTGGTTACACAGGCACTCAGTATTTTGATATTGAGGGTAATCCGACCGATGACCCGTCAAAAGATGCCTGTTCTGGGTTGTTTTCAACGGGGTGTGAACCGCGTTTCGGGAAAGGCAATCAGTCGCCATTTGGTGGCTTCCCCGGCTCTGCATTGTTAAGGCGGTGAGATGGATATACTGCGAAAATCGATGGTGAATGCGATCATGACTCATGCCGAAACCGAATACCCCAATGAATGCTGTGGTTTGGTGATTCAAAACAGTCGCAGACAGGAATATATCCGCTGCCGCAATGCCGCCCCCTCACCCACCGAGCAATTTTGCCTCCATCCCGAAGATTACGCTAAAGCCGAAGATGCGGGGACTATTGTTGCCATCGTCCACAGTCACCCGGACGCCACGACACAGCCCAGCCAACTGGATATCGCACAATGTGACCTGTCACAAATCCCGTGGGTCATTGCTTCATGGCCGGAGGGTGATATTCGAACCATTATGCCGACCGAGGGAGTTAAACCACTGTTGGGCCGCCCGTTCGTGCACGGCATTTGGGATTGTTATGCCATCGTCCGTGACTGGTATCGACTGGAACGCAATATTGAGATCCCCAATTTTGCACGCTCAGAGGGCTGGTGGAACCGGGGTGAAAACCTGTACATGAAAAACTATGCTGAGGCTGGATTTACCGAGTGTAGCGGTGAATTGCAGGTGGGCGATGTGATCATTATGCAAGTACAAGCCAATGAACCCAATCATGCCGGGGTGTATATCGGTGACGGGTTGATGCTACACCATCTGTACGGGCAGCTCAGCAATCAGGTGCCTTATGATGGGTACTGGCAGGACAGGACAATCGTCGCTTTGCGATATACAAATCCACCCGCTCCGGCGGGTTTTTTATTGGAGTAACCTCATGAATACAGTACGAACAGTGCGGCTTTATGGTGTCCTCGGTGCCCAATTCGGCCGCGAGCACAAACTGGTCGTCGCTTCCCCCCAGGAAGCCATTCACGCCCTCGCTGTCCTGATTGACGGTTTTGAACAGTTTCTCCTGACCGCCAAAGAGCGCGGATTAACCTTTGCGGTCTTTAACGGGCAACGCAATATCAGCCGGGATGAATTGGCATTATCCGGTGATACCGATATCCGCATTGCCCCGATGATCATCGGCAGCAAACGGGCCGGGGTGTTTCAGGTTATTTTAGGGGCGGTGATGGTGGTGGCCGGGGCCTTTATGTGGGCAACGCCGTATGGGGTGCCGCTGGTGATGTCCGGGGCCTCCATGATGCTGGGGGGCGTCGTGCAGATGCTATCCCCGATGCCGGGCGGACTGGCGCGACGGGAAGATCCCGACAATAAACCCTCATATGCCTTTGGTGGCCCGGTTAACTCCATTGCACAGGGAAACCCCGTTCCGTTGGGGTACGGCCAGCGCCGCATCGGGGGTGCCATCATTTCGGCGGGCATTTACGCCGAAGACCAGCAATAACGCATCATTGTTTTTCAGTCAGGTCGCTCAGGCGGCTTTTTTTATGGGTGAACTATGGGACAGCATCTTATTCAGGGCAGCAAGGGCGGCAATGAAAGTCCACGCACGCCGGTCGAATCGCCGGATTCCCTGCAATCGACCTCGTATGCCAAAATCGTATTGGCGCTGGGGGAAGGTGAGTTTGCGGGCGGGCTGAACGGCACTAATATCTTTCTGGATAACACCCCGCTGATTGGTCCCGAGGGTCAGGCAAACTTTGAGGGGGTGAAGTGGGAATTCCGCCCCGGTACGCCCCATCAAGACTATATTCCCGGCATGCCCGCCGTGGAAAATGAACTGACCGTCGGGACTGAATTAAATGAGTCATGGGTCAGATCGGTCACCAATACCCAACTGTCGGCGGTGCGCCTTCGGTTATCCTGGCCGCAATTGCAGAAACAGAAAGAAGACGGGGACACGGTCGGCTATCGCATTGATTATCTGATTGAAGTGGCCACGGATGGGGGGGCGTATCAGGAGTTACCCACGCTGGCTGTGGATGGCAAGACTACCACCAAATATGAACGGTCACACCGCGTCGATTTACCCAAAGCCCATTCTGGCTGGCAGGTGCGGGTTCGCCGCCTGACCCCCAAACAGACCAGTAACCGGATTGCCGATGCGATGGTCGTTGAAGCCATTACCGAGGTGATTGACGCTAAACTGAGTTACCCCGAAACCGCCTTATTGTTCGTTCAGTTTGATGCCAAACAGTTCCGCAATATCCCGCAGGTCTCCTGTGAACCCAAAATGCGCATTATCCGGGTGCCGGATAATTATGATCCGGACCGTCGCACCTATTCGGGGGTGTGGGCAGGGGCCTTTAAATGGGCGTGGACAGACAATCCGGCGTGGATACTGTATGACCTGATGATCAATGACCGGTTCAGCATTGGTACCCGGGTGAAAGCTGAGAATCTGGCGCTGGCAAAATGGGACCTGTACCGCATTGCCCGGCACTGTGACCAGCCGGTGCCGGATGGCAAAGGGGGGATGGAGCCGAGACACACCTGCAATGTCTATATTCAGTCGCAAGAGGACGCCTGGACTGTCCTGCGGGATATTGTCGGTATCTTCAACGGCATGACCTTCTGGGCGAACAATAACATGAATGTGCTGGCGGATATGCCCCGCACGGTGGATTTAAACTTCACCCGCGCCAACGTGCGGGACGGTAAATTTACCTATTCCAGTGCCAGCGAGAAAACCCATTACTCCACGGCGATGGTGAGCTGGTCAGATCCGCAGAACGGTTATCAGGATGCGGTGGAAGCGGTCTTCGACCCTCAGTTAATGCGCCGGTATCAGGTGAAACAGGCGGACATCACCGCAATTGGCTGCACCCGGCAGAGTGAGGCCCAGCGGCGCGGCAAGTGGGTACTGTATACCAACCAGTATGACCGGATGGTCACCTTTACCGTGGGGCTGGAGGGCCGAATTCCGTTGCCCGGTTATATTATCGGGGTGGCGGATGAAGCCTTCTCCGGTCGCGTACTGGGTGGGCGTATCAGCGCGGCTGATGGACGTAATATCACGCTGGACAGAGTGTCTTCGGCACAAGTGGGCGAGCGGTTAATCCTGAACCTGCCGTCGGGCAAAGCCGAGGGGCGCACTATTCAGGCGGTGAAGGGAACGGTGATCACGGTTACCACCGGCTATTCAGAAATCCCCGCCCCTGAAAACATCTGGGCAATTGATGCGGCTGACCTTGCTCTCCAGCTATTCCGGGTGACCGGCATCAAAGAGGGCGAGGACGGGGTATCCTTTGAAATCACCGCCGTTGAGCACAACCCGGATAAATACACCCACATTGACACCGGCACGCGCCTTGATGAGCGGCCCATTTCCGTGATCCCGCCGGGTGTGCAGCCCCCACCGAAGAACGTCACACTCAGTAGCTCTTCAGTGGTCAATCAGGGGATTGCGGTCACGACCTTGCGTGTGACATGGGAGGCGGCAGAAAGTGCGATTGCGTATGAAGCCGAATGGCGACGGGATAACGGCAACTGGATATCTGCACCCCGAACCTCTACACAGGGCTTTGAAATCCCCAATATTTACGCAGGACGCTATCAGGCACGGGTCAGGGCCATTAATGCCGCTGAGATATCTAGTCTCTGGGCAAACGCCCCGGAAACTCACCTGAAGGGAAAAGAGGGCAACCCTCCGGCACCGTTGGGCTTCAAGGCCACGCCGATTATCTTCGGTATCCAGCTTGACTGGGGTTTTGCACCTCAGACCGATGACACGCTGAAAACTGAGATTCAGTACAGCCCGACGAATGACGGGGAAGGGCTGATGTTGTTGGCCGATATTCCCTATCCCCAACGAACGCACACCCTACAGGGACTGGCGGCAGGGGTAGCCTTCTACTTCCGGGCGCGGCTGGTGGATAAATCCGGCAATCCCTCCCCGTGGACAGGGTTTATCCGGGGCGAATCTTCAACGGACACCAGCTGGATACTGGCGGCAGCCGGCAATACATTCCTCACCACCGAAGCGGGAAAACGGTTGCAGTCGGGGATTGATTTCGCCAATGAAGCCATTCTGGAAAATGCCGCCCTGACCGGGTCCGTTGTCCAGCGTCAGATGAAAGTGAATGGGGATATCAAGGCGGAGATACTGGAGGTAAAAACCACGCAGATAAGTGACAGCAAGGCTTTCGCTGAGAAGATGGAAAAAATTCAAGCCGATGTCGGGGAGAATGCGGCGGCGGTTGAGACCAAGGCGACGGCAGTCTTTGATATTGATGGGGATGGCTATGGCATCTATGAAATTGGGACCGGGGTGAGGTACAAGGGCCGGCTTTATAAAGCCGGGATGGTCATCGGGGCCGAGGTGAAGAACGGGGAAGTTAAAACCCAGATAGGTTTCAGTGCGAATAACTTCATGGTGATGAATCCGGCCAATGGCAAACTGGACCCGGTGTTCATGATTAAGGACGGGCAGGTCTTTATCCGGGAAGCCTTTCTCGGTACAGCGGTGATTGACGGGGCAAAAATCAAAGATGCCTCTATCACGATGGCAAAAATCGCGGACGGCATTCGTTCGGATAACTGGCCTCACGGTGGCTGGAATCTGCCGAAGAATGGCGCGTTTGAGATGAAAGGGATTTCAGGCCGGGCACGAATAGCCCTCGATCATACCGGCCTGGCAGTCTTTGATGGTAGCGGTACGTTGCGGATTAAAGTGGGAGAAATATAAATGGCTTTAGGTATTCGGGTGCATCCCGGCGACGGGGGCAAACCTTATCATCTGGATTCAGACCGGGCGCAGACGCTGAGCCTGATACGGACTGTGTCTGCGAACGTGGCGGATAACCGCCAATTTGGATGGCAACAATCCCGCCACATTCCGGAGGCGAACACGTTCAATATTGTGCTGATCCCGACAAAAACCGTGATGGCGGGGCAGTTTGGGCTCCATTCTACCATTGTTGACCGCCGGATTGAGAATATCCGCATGGAGGGGGAGTATCTGAAATTTGAGTTTATTGAGGGCCTGATTGGTTTCAGCCCTTTTTTTGAGCCGGATGATCACTTCTATATTCAGGTGTGTGGCTACCCGAAAAGCACTGCCTCCTTCGGCATCAAACTGGCCGGCATGAACGGGGTATCGACAATGGCTGACCAGAACCGGCTGGGGTATTGCGTCTACCGGGGGAAAATCCCCCTCGGGGCGCGGGGGCAATGGCGGGTGCCGGATTCCATCCCTAACCGGGGGCAGTGTCTGGTCTTTGCCCGGACCGAGACCGCCGGTGCCGCCATCGGCATGACGCACGATAAGGTTGTCGTGAACAATGAGGTGGCCTGTGAGGTGCATGTGGTGATTTTCTCCAGCGGCTTTCCGTTACAGAAACCCGACTGGGGGGTGGCGATTTATAATGCCGCCGGGCACATGACCTATTCATCCTATTACACCCCGTTCTTTCTGGGGGAAATGATCCCCGTGAGGAATGGGCACGGCGCGGCGAACACGATTGCCAGACCGATGGTGCATGTCAACCGGCTGGCGAAGCTGGTTAAAAATGTCGGCGGAAACTCATGGCGCTTTGCGGATTCGGGCTTTGCCTTTTCCGGCAACACTATTTCAATCAGTGAGGCGGGTAAGATGGATTTTGAATACTTTCAGGCGGACCATTTTAGTTACAAACCCATCGACTACGACATCTACGCGATTAATTTCGACGACTACTTCTAACCTTTCAGGAATACCTTTATGTACTATGCACAAGGCACGATTTCCACCGTGTCCGGCTCGGCTATTATCCGGGGCACGGGCACCCGGTTTAAAGACAACATCAATGGCGTGGCACCGGCGCAGCTTATTTTAATTCAGTCCGACCAGGGCAACCTAATCCATCTGATTCAGGCGGTGAACTCGGATACCGAACTGGTCCTGGCCGATAACGCCACTGTCACCCTGAATGCCGTGAAATACCAGATTCAGACCACGCTCCCGGATTCCGTCTCCGATGGGGTCCGACATCTGGTGGCGATTAACGCCTATATCATCCAGTTCCTCCAGAACATGGATGCGTGGATGGCCCAGAATGACGTGGTGAATGTGACGTTGCCGAACGGCCAGACGGTGGCGCTGCAATCGATTCGGGCACTCTATGCGGCGCTGGCGGGGAAGCTGGAGAAGAGCCAGAACGGGGCAGACATTCCGGATAAAGCGGCGTTTGTGGGGAATCTGGGATTTATGAGGGATGTTATTCGACAGGATTTAGCTAACGGAGGCGTGCAAAAAATACAAAGCGGGCTCATAACCAATGGTTATCTGGAGGCGGCTGATGAGATTTCCTGTCGTACAGATGACGCGAGAATGAATCTAAAAACGCGTGACGGCGTACCGCATATGGTTTACAAATGGGGGGATCCTAATTGGCACAGCATGAATTTCCCCCGAGGCAGTGGCACCGTATTATCTTTAGGCGCCAATTGCTGGCGTGATAATAGTGGTTATATCAGGCAGGGTTCCCCCATTATCATCATTCACCCCGATGGCACCGTTATCACCAACGACGAATCCGAAGGGGCCACCGTGTCCAGACTCGGCCTCGGTCACTATCGGGTCTCCGGTGTGCTGGGCTATAACGCCGATGGCGCATGGGGGGTGCATGGCGGTATCAGTGTGCCCCGTGACATCAACGGCAATGAACTGGTGTATGTCGAGGATAAGGTGCTACCGGATGGGGCCATCGACATCAAAGTGACGCACCGACAGAACACCCACATGCCTGCCCGCCTACAGAACCGGCGTATCAAGTCCATGGAGGCACAGACCTATTACACCGAGGATGAGCCGTGTGACTTACCCGCCGGTACGCGCTTGGACGTCCGTGTCCAGATGCCAGAGGATTCGGTGTGGAATGTGAGGCAAGGGAAGGCGGGGCTAAATCAGATATCAAATGGTCTGAGCAACCGGAGTAAGGGGAAGGGTTAGCAAAATCCTCCGTATATCCTCGCCCATTACGGGCGGAGATATAAGAAATACTTGGAGATGTAATGAAAAATGGCATAACCGCTGATATATTTGTTTATTAATACAAATGAACTCAGAAGATGTTTTTACCAAAGGGTTTTGATAAACAGGACAATATACAGGATAATATTTAGTGTTTAACTAAAATTTAAATTTAAAATCAAATAGATAAAATCAAATGCGTCTTTTTATTGCAGAAAAACCTAGCCTTGCGAGAGCCATAGCGGATGTTTTACCGAAACCTCATCGACGTGGGGATGGGTTTATTGAATGCGGTAATAATCAGTTTGTTACCTGGTGTGTTGGTCATCTATTGGAGCAGGCTGAGCCAGATGCTTATAATAGCCGTTATGCTCGCTGGGTATTGGCTGATTTGCCGATCATTCCTGAAAAATGGCAGTTAAAGCCACGCGCTGAGGTGGCTAAACAGCTCAACACGATTAGATCCCTGTTGGGCAGGGCAAACGAAATTGTTCATGCAGGTGACCCTGATCGTGAAGGGCAATTGCTGGTGGATGAAGTGCTGGATTTTTTGGAGCTGGATTCCGAAAAAAAGCAAAATGTCCAACGTTGTCTGATCAATGACCTGAATCCTCAGGCAGTCACAAAGGCAATTGAACGGCTGAGAAATAATCGGGAATTCGTTCCTCTGTGTGTTTCTGCACTCGCCAGAGCCAGAGCGGATTGGCTTTATGGCATCAATATGACCCGCGCTTATACATTATTGGGCCAGAATGCAGGTTATCAGGGGGTATTATCGGTTGGCCGTGTCCAAACACCTGTTTTGGGGCTGGTTGTTCGTCGTGATGAAGAGATAGAACATTTTGTGCCAAAAGATTTTTTTGAGGTTAAAGCACATATTGTTACGCCAAATACAGAGCGATTTACCGCTTTATGGCAGCCGAGTGAATCTTGTATTGATTTTCAGGATGAAGAAGGGAGAGTTATTCATCGGCCATTGGCAGAGCATGTTGTGGCACGCATTACTGGGCAACCCGCCAATGTCACTGCATATCAGGATAAGCGGGAATCAGAAACGGCACCATTGCCTTTTTCACTATCGGCCTTGCAGATTGAAGCTGCTAAGCGTTTTGGTTTGAGTGCTCAGAATGTACTGGACATTTGTCAGCGACTGTATGAAACCCATAAGCTGATTACTTATCCACGCTCTGATTGTCGCTATTTACCAGAAGAGCATTTTATGGGACGTCATGCAGTCTTGAATGCTATTTCGGTTCATTCTGCATATTTGCTTCCGCAAAGTTCTTTAGATATGGAGAAAAAGAACCGTTGTTGGGATGACAAAAAAGTTGATGCTCACCATGCAATTGTTCCAACCGCCCGCAGTAGCCAAGTCAATTTGACTGAGAATGAAAGCCAAATTTACAGTTTGGTTGCCAGACAATATTTGATGCAATTTTTCCCGGAGGCAGTGTTTCGTAAGTGTACAATTGAACTTGATATTGCCGGTGGAAAATTTATCGCTAAGGCACGCTTTTTGGCGGAAGCTGGCTGGAGAACCTTACTGGGTAACAAAGAACGGGATGAGGAGAATGAAGGTACTCCATTACCTGTGGTTGCTAAGGGTGATGAGCTTTTGAGTGAGAAGGGTGAAGTGGTGGAAAGACAGACACAACCACCACGGCCTTTTACTGATGCGACATTATTATCTGCAATGACGGGTATTGCACGATTTGTGCAGGATAAGACATTGAAGAAAGTGTTGCGAGCGACAGATGGTTTGGGTACAGAAGCGACTAGAGCAGGGATTATTGAACTGTTGTTCAAACGGGAGTTTCTGTACAAAAAAGGACGGCATATCCATGCCACACCTGCTGGACGGGCTTTAGTCCATGTATTGCCGGATATGGCTGTATTGCCGGATATGACGGCACATTGGGAGTCTCGATTGACGCAAATCAGCGAAAAGCAATTTCGTTATCAGGATTTTATGTTACCTCTTCAAGAAACATTGCAACAATTGATTTGGCAGGCAAAACAATATCGTAATTTGAAAGCATTCAGAGATTTGCCTCCCGTTCCCAAGAAAGGGAAAAAAGGAAAACAAGGAAAATTCAGCAAGACAAAGACAGATATACCCAATCAGGCATAA